GAAGCGTCTGGCGCTCGGTGCCTTGCGACGTATCCAGCGACTTCCGGAACTGGTGCGAGGATTTTTCCATCAGCCGGAATGTGCCTACACGTTACATGACATTATTTAATGAAAGGTTAGTAAGGGAAATCCGCGCGCAGGTCATCCTTCGTCATATCCTCGGGTTTCTGGAATACTCCCGCGTTATCGGGTATCCAAGCCTGGCGTCTAAGGTGGCAGACGAGTTGAGACTTTGATTCCCTAATTGGGTACTGCTGGTTGGGGCGGAAACGTGCAGTCGCAGATCTCCGGTCGGCACGAATCAGTGCATCCCAAATCAAACGGCTAGCCAGAACGGACTGCTGCGCGAGGTATTTGTCGATTCCGGAGATTGAATGGTCCTCGTCGATGGCGGTATATGTCCATTTCACGCCAGATCGACGGTAATCCTGCCTTAGCTCATTTGCATGAGGGTTGTTATAGGAGCCTACGCGTTCCACCCTCAGATCATGCATCACCCCAATTGACTTCACGAATGCTATGAAATCCTTCGAATGGGATTCCGGCAGTTTCTCCTTGTAGCCGTCCCAGACTGCATACTTGCCGTGAATATTCGACAATCCAGCAAGGCCGGTTTCCTCGTAAGGATCGTCTAAACATAGCTGGGCGGGTTTGTGCCAATGCAAACTCCCCTCCGCACTAACACCGAGCAGGAAATGGTGCTTTCTAAAAACGTCTGCGTCGGTCGGATTCTTTTTCCAGTAGGCTATGAACTGCTTCATATCCTTGTAGTGCCCATCTCCAACCTGGTCGGGCGGGTTATCGTAGTGCCCCAACCTCAACTCGATAACCGTCTTTGCGTCAAAGGGGCGCACGCCGATGTGTTCAAGAAAGGAAACGGCGAACTTCTTCTGTGCTTCAGAGCGCCCCGTGCTGTAGACGGTGGGCTTCACAAAGCGAATATCCCGAGGTGGCGTTGTCTCTTGCTCCGGCAATAGAAATGCTTCCTGAGGTAAGACATGCTCGTGCCCTTGGCCCGCTCCGACTCTGACGATACGAAGGCCTTCCGCGTCCACAGATTCATAGTGCACGTCACAAGCCTCGCCCAGTAGGGCATAGAAACGCATGACCCAAGCGTCGTCTTTCTGAGAGATCCAGTCTTCTATGGGCTCCCGATCGTCATCATCAAGCGTGCTTAGCGCGCTGGTAAGTTCCGACCATCCCCAACTGTCGATCTTTAGGCTATCGAGGAAGCGATCCTCCCGCTGATTCTGTTGTGGCGGATTAGCCGCCCACAGCGGTGGTTCATAATTTGTCAGCAGCGACAAATCATCATCATTCAAGACTTCTGAAATTCTTGCGGGGCCCCGGTAGAGCCCAGTGGCCGGGGCGTGGGTACCGCTTTTTGTTGGCGTGAGGGGTTCATCCCTGAACGCACGCACCGCCGCCTCACGTATCGGTTCGTAGAACGACGAGAGGTTGTCCATCTGGTTCGGCAAAACAGCAAGGAAACCCATCGTCAACATTCGCCTGTCGCGAATATTGGTGAGCGACTCCACCACCAGGTCTGCAATGCGGTCCCGCAGTTGGCGGTTGGCATCGCAGTCACGGACGCTGTCGCGCGCCACGGTCGAAGCAAACGGGGCATGAATGTGGAATCGCAGGTTGGAGGTTTCCTTCTCGGCTGGGAAATAGATGGAGACCTGACCATGGTCGAGCGGAACGATCTTCCATCCAGAATGGCGTTTCCGACTGTCTTCCTCTTCCACAAGGCGGTAGGCGATGGCGATCCGGCAAGCCTTGGTATTACCATCTTCGTCTATGACCTCCACATCTTTCTGGAAACGCAACCAGTGGGAGACTGTGTCCTTTCCGCCAGGATGGCGGGCCCGAATCTCAATACGGCCACCCTCGTGGTCTACTCGTTCTAGTGAGCCCAAAGAGCCGTCAGGAAGCAGGTATTCGATGGAGCGGATATGCGTTAGGAACAACAGCGTGTTGTCGCCCAGGGCGCGCAGAGCGCGCTCCACTTCCGCAGTGGCTTGTGCTGGCCGTTTCGTCGGGTGATCGAACGGAAAGGGGAAGCGGGTTTCCCGATCCCCCATATTCGGCTTCATGACCCCATTGGTCTCCGGAAGCACCAGGTCCTGGATGCGGAAATGGAACTCACCGGAATGGATTTCGGGAGTATGCGTATAGGCGAAGACCGCCTTGAAGCCGACGCCGAACTTGCCGATGCTGGTGGGGTCGTCACGCTTGGTACTAGCCCCAATGCTGGTGATGGATTCGACATCCCTGAGATCAAAAAGTCGCTCACCGTCATGCTTGAACTCGACTGCATCACCGGTCAACGTAAATCGCACTATTGATGCACGAGGATCCTCCGCATTCTGCAGAAGTTCGTAGATGAAATGGGCGTTGTCCGGGTAGAGGTCCGTCAGCAGTCGCTTAATGCCCTCTTCGAAGTTGTTTTCCCTGTTGGCTTCGATCCATTTGAGACGCTTCTGTCGCAGTTCTTCAAGACCCTTGATCATTTCTCCCCTCCGCAACCAACACCCCGAATGCGACGGCCTCCGCAATGATGTCTCCTTGTTGGGCCGCCCTCGTTAGTTCATCCGTTCGCCGTTCGTAATCCCGCTTCGCCGTTTCTATCTGCGATTCGCGCATGCGGCGGATGCGTGCATCGGTGGCGGTGTCGCGTTGTTCCTCCAGCAGAGCTAACCGGGCGGCATGGGTAGTTTCCAGTGAGGTGATCCGGGACCTGGCAACCTCGGCAACCTCCGCAATGTGCTCGGCGCGAGCACTGCTCCACAGATGGTAGTGGGCTTGTTCGAGATCCCGTTCTTCGTCCGCTGTGATCGGCGATGTCGTCACATGGTGGTGTGCGGATTCGAGCAGTTGGAGCATGCGCGGGGCAATCTCCGGCCCGGCGCAGACGGGCTGAAACGTAAAGTCCTCTTTCAGACCAAGCTTGCGCCACCGATAGATGGCGTAGGGGTAGCGGCCGTGCGGTACGTCGCTAGTCTCGACCGACAGATCGCAGATCAACGGCACCGCTGGTTCGATGGTCTGGGCGGCTTGCCTGGCTAATGGATGGGTAGGGGTAATGAAGACGATGTCGCGGCGCTCGTCGGCAGTGGAAGGATCGAAGGTGAGGGTCAGGTAAGGGTCGGAACCTTTTAGCCAGCGTTCCCACGCTTGTGCGACTGTGCCAGTAAGGCCGAGTGCCTGGAAATCGGCGAGGAGTTTGTTGCGCGCTTCTTGGCCGAGTTGCAGGGTCGTGACCGCCTTGCGTCCGAGAGGACGCTGCGTCTTGATCGCTTCCAGCCTTTCCAGGTAGCGCTCGACCAAGTTCGCGAGCATAGGTGGCGCAAGCCAGAAGCTGGAAGCCTGCTTGACCATGTCCTCATCACGTCGAGGCAGACTGAGGCCGAAGAGCTTGGCCTGTTCTTCTTCCAGCCGGGCCTGTTCCTGGATGGCGCGGATTTCGTTGTCGGCCAACTGTTGCAGGCGGGCGGCCTGCTCTTCTGGAGTGAGGGCGAGATTTTCGGCGATGTCGCGGATATCACGGGTAAGTCGTCCCAGTATTTCCTCGCTGCCTCCCAAGGCCTGGCGGAAGACGCCGATACGCAACAAACAGCGCTCATAGATTTCGGCGTCCACGGTTCCGGGTGTGATCAAGTTGTAGATCACCACGGTTTCGCTCTTCTGTCCGTAGCGGTCGATACGGCCAATGCGCTGCTCGACCCGCATGGGATTCCACGGCAGGTCATAGTTCACCAAGCCATCGCAGAACTGATAATCCAGGCCCTCGCAGCCTACCTCTGACGACAGCAAGACATCCAAAGCCTGGGGGTCCTCCTTGGGTAAGCTGAAGCGGTTGCGCAGATCGCGGCGTTCTTCGTCGGGGATGTCGCCGTGGATGAGACCGATGCGGACAGGTTCGTCAGTCAGCCGTTCGACCAGGTAGGCCAGGGTATGGCGGAATGTGCTGAACACCAGCAGCTTGTTGTTTGGTAGCTTCTGCTTGTCACGAATGACCTTGAGAAATGCGTCGAATTTTGGATCCGGACCAGTGAGCGCCCGCGCCTTGCGGATAAGAGCGTCCACCTCGACGCGAAAGTCAGCGAGGATTTCACCAATGTCGTCTGGGGCATCCTCGTCCCCCACCTCGCTGAGCTCGATCCGCGAGAGATGGCGGTGCAGGATGGCCTCCAGCAAGGGCGCGAGCCCGAACACGCAGCTCGCCACCTGCCGTCGCACGGTGGTAAGCATGAACTTGAGATTCTCGTCGCCGTGGCGATGGGCCAGGATCCGAGCGATGAGGTCGATCAGGTCACTGTGCAGTCCAGCCTGTTCCGGAGTGAATTCCACCGCGACGGTGTCCGGCTTTCTGGTCGTGAAGCTGCCAATGTCACGTCGGCGTGTGCGGTTGATGAGGGGAGAGAACGTATAGAGTTCTTCCAGCTGCCGGACAAGGTTGAGGCGCGCCTGCGCGTCGCCCTCATCCGCTGTCAGGAGGTCATAGGCTCTCTGCACGCGTGGATCGGCAGCCAGGACACCCTTACCCCATGGCGTGGCAACGGCTCGCTCGACGGCGGTGCGCACGCCGTCCTTCCAATCCGGGCGTGCCGCGCGTGCCGCCTCGATGGCAGCGTTGAGGTGGGGGTTGGGTTCGGCCATTCGGTCGAAATCCTGCCGGCTGGGCAGAACGTCGGGACGCAGCAGGTGCAGCAAGTTGAATAGATCGTTGTCGCCCAACTGGATGGGGGTGGCAGAAAGCAGCACGACAGCTTCGGCGTTGTCGCAGAAATGACGCACGGTGCGATAGGCCCATGTGTCCGTGTTGCGGATGTGATGGGCCTCGTCCACGATGACCAAGTCGAAGGTGGGCGGTGGATCCAAGTCGAGCAAGCCGCGTTGACGACGTCGCCCTTTTTGCTTGCCCATCAGTAGGGCTTCGTCGAACAGCGAATAAGGCAGGATGGCCCGGGCGTATTGCTGTGGCCAAACACCATCGAGGTGGGTTTCCTCAATGCAGTAACGGAGCGCATCACCGTCGAGGTGCACGAACTGTTCGTCGAAGCGCTTCATCTCTTCCATCCATTTGCGCTCCGCGACCAGGGGTTTCGGGCATATCACCAGAATGGAGCGGATGTCGCGCCGGGCCTGGAGTTCCTTGAGAATCAATCCTGCCTCGATGGTCTTGCCCACGCCCACCTCGTCGGCGATGAGCATACGCGGACGATCACCCTGGATGAGCTTCAGCACAGGTCGGAACTGATAGGGAACGAACTGGATGCGCGATGCAAACAGCGAATAGAGATGGCTCGTGCTGGGATGTCGCAATTGCAGAGCGGTCAGTGCCGCGTGCAGGGCACTGGGTTCAACGCTCAGGTGCGTCGGTGTCGGAGCGGCGAGTTCTACCTGGGAGGCGTAATAGGTAGAAACCGTGCCGTCGTGGAACACGAGATAGCGGGTTTCACCGCCGCCTTCCAGGATGTCGATGACAGCGCCTGTATGGTCTGGACGCGCTTTGAGTCGCACGATGTCGCCTTTTGCGATGGCCGTAGCAGCTCCGTGCGGGGTTGGTGCGGGCGTAACCTCGTGGCTTCGATTGACCGTGCTCAAGGCTTCGTCGCGCGCCGTTCGTACGTGTGCGATCGATGAGTCGTCAGCGCCGAGGGCGGTCATCAGGCGCCATACCGTGTCCAGGTCGCGGTAGCGGTCTTCGGGATTCAAGCCGCCTGGCGGCAGATGTGCCCACCGATTGCGGATGGACTGCGCTTCCTTTAGCCAGTTGCGTGCTTCGAACGGCAGTCTGCGTGACGCGTTGATGTCATGCCAGTTCTGGTCGAGAACCCGGAGCAGCCCAGCCAGATCCAGTTCCGTTAGTGAGGTAAGGCCCTTTTCCTCGACGACCCGTCGCTGCTGGAAAGTCAAATGGACGAGGACGCAGTTATCCCACCATTGCGCGTCACAAGACGGCAGCACGGCTTCCAGGAATTGCTGAATATTCCTCCCAAGATCGTTCAGCACATCGTACATGTCTCACTCCGGACAAATGGTTCGTATATCGGGCCGACTCACGTGATGCTCTCGAGATACGGGCGCATAACGTTGGCCACCCGGCATAGTTCGGCGTACCGCCACAACTCGTCCCTGCTGACCCGCTTCTCTCTCCATGCCTCACGAAGCGCTTCTAGGGCAACGTCCAGACCGATCTTGTTGCGATACTTGAAGCAGTCGGCCACTGTCTTTGCCACCCCGGTAATGCGCACTGGAACACCATCGATCATGTGCGCTTCGATGCCTTCGGTCAGCGCGGGACCGGAAAACCGGACGATCCTCAGCGGCGGGTAGTCCATCCGCGGCGCGCGGGCCTTGTTGGGTATGGCGAGCCAGACCTCGAAGGGCGACTGGGTGGTGAGATTGTGGAAACGCAGCGCCGAGAGCAGGCACACGATCCCTTGAGGGTGTTTGCGCGCAACCTCGGCGAACGATGCATGCTCGGACACCCGCCGGTCGGGTAGCGCATAAAGCCCACGCCCCACGCGAACCAATTGCCCACGGCGAACCAGCCGCGTCAAGACGACTCGGGGCAGCCCCAGGGCTGTCAGATCACGGGGCCGGAGGAGCCCCTGGGCTCGGGCTAGATCTAGGATGGCATCATGCTGGCTTTCCATTGTGGGATGATGTTCCTAAATGTCGGTAACGGTCAATCATTACCGACATGGAGAAACAAGACGCCCACTGCGCGTAGGGCGCTATGCGCCGAAGTTGTTTCCTTCGGCCTAGCAATGCCGTCATCCAACCGCTTGAACGGTCAGCACGTAACTTGTTGATATTGATGGGAGCCGCCGGCGGCCTTTGTGGACTTCGGCGCCCCAAAGGGGATCGAGGCCGGAGAGAATAACGGCGCGGAGAGAGCAGAATGTGGCCCGAGGCGGGCGAGATGGCCGGGGAAGGAAGTCCGCAGGAATCCGCGGGAGTCCCCGCGAACACGCGCGAGTGCGCAAGAAAAAAGGCCAACCGAGAACGGTTGACCATTATTTATTGGTGGCGGAACACGGAACCGAACCCGCGTCCGCAATCCGAGCCAGATGGTAACGCCTTGGCCTTGAGGGCGTGGATTCAACGATTTGGCCATTCTTTTCTTCGCCCAGCCTCTGGTCTAGTTCGCCGTCATATGGGAAAATTGGCAACTCTTGGCAATCCCTACTCATCAACGGCAAAGGCGAGACGATGGCAGACCCGGAAGGTGAAATCCTGACCCTGGACGAGGTGGCCGCTTACTTGAAGGCTGGCAAGCGCACCGTCTACCGCCTTGCGGCCGAAGGCAAGCTCCCCGCTTTCAAGCTGGGCGGCACGTGGCGCTTCCGCCGCAGCGACCTGGATGAGTGGATTGCCGCCAATCTGACCAACAAGGATTCGGGGGCAAGCAACTGATGGAACTGATCGACAACATCAGCCGGTTGCTTGGCGACGATCTCAAGAAGACCCTCCGGCCAGGCGCGCGCCTGAAGGTCGCGGCCTCGTGCTTTTCGATGTACGCCTACGAGGCGCTGAAAGCCGAGCTGGAAAAGATCGACGAGCTGGACTTCATCTTCACCTCGCCCACCTTTGTTGCCAACGAGGTCACCGACAAGATTCGCAAAGAGCGAAAGGAATTCCACATTCCCAAGCTCGACCGGGAGCGCAGCCTCTACGGCAGCGAGTTTGAAATCCAACTGCGCAACAAGCTGACCCAGCGGGCGGTGGCCAAGGAGTGCGCAGAGTGGATACGGCGCAAGGCCAAATTCAAGAGCAACCGCACTAAAGCGCCGATGCAGCAGTTCGCCTGCGTGCAGGCTGGTGGTACCGACACGGCTTACATGCCCCTGCACGGGTTCACGGCTGTCGATCTCGGGTACCAGCAAGGCAATGCGGTATCCAACCTCGTCAACAAGATGGACGAGGCACCCTTTGCTGCCACGTACCTGAGCCTGTTCGATCAGATCTGGAATGACCCCGAAAAGCTCGAGGACGTGACAGCGCAGATTTGCGAGCACATCGCCTCGGTCTACCAAGAGAACTCACCCGAGAGCATCTACTTCCTGATGCTCTACAACATCTTCAACGAGTTCCTAGACGACATCGACGAAGACGTCCTGCCCAACGACCGCACCGGCTACCAGGACACCCTGATCTGGAACAAGCTCTTTAACTACCAGAAGGATGCTGCCACCGGGATCATCAACAAGCTGGAAACCTACAGCGGTTGCATCCTTGCCGACAGCGTCGGCTTGGGCAAGACCTTCACCGCACTGGCCGTCATCAAGTATTACGAGCTGCGCAACCGGTCAGTGCTGGTGCTCTGCCCCAAGAAGCTGGCGGATAACTGGCTGAACTACAACCGCAACCTCAAGACCAACATCTTCGCCCGCGACCGGTTCAACTACGACGTCCTCTGCCACACGGATCTGTCCCGCACCAGCGGCGAGTCCTTCGGTACGCCGCTGAACCGAATCAACTGGGGCAACTACGACCTCGTCGTCATCGATGAGTCGCACAACTTCCGCAACAACGACGCCTACAAGGATAAGGAAACCCGCTACCAGAAGCTGATGCGCAAGGTGATCCAAGAAGGGGTCAAGACCAAGGTGCTGATGTTGTCGGCCACGCCAGTCAACAACCGCTTTACTGACTTGCGCAACCAACTGGCCCTGGCCTACGAAGGCAACTCCGAAAACCTCACAAAAAAGTTGCGCACGGACAGAAGCGTTGAGGAGATTTTCCGAGGCGCACAAGCAGCCTTCAATGCCTGGTCGAAGCTCCCCCCGGAAGAACGTACCGCGCGTGCGATCCTCGACTCACTGGACTTCGACTTCTTCGAGCTGCTCGACAGCGTCACCATCGCACGCTCGCGTAAACACATCCAGACCTTCTACGACACCAAGGACATCGGTCAATTTCCGGAGCGCCGCAAACCGCTGTCGTTTCACTGCCCGTTGACCGAGCGGTCGGACGTGTTGGGCTTCAACGAAATTTTCGAGCAACTCTCACTGCTCAAGCTGGCCGTTTATGCGCCCATCAGCTACATCCTGCCCAGCCGTCTGAAGAAGTACGAGGAGATCTACGACACCAAGGTCGGCGGCAAGGGCACGCTGCGCCAAGCCGACCGCGAAAAGAGCCTGCAGGCCCTGATGACTGTCAACCTGCTCAAACGGCTTGAAAGTTCGGTGCAGTCGTTCCGGCTTACGCTGCAATCGCTGCGAGCCAACATTGATACCACCCTCGCCAAAATCGCCGCGTTCAATCAATCCGGCGGCGCGGTCACGGTGGGCGACCTCACGGAAGTGCTGGAAGGGCTGGATGCAGAGGACGATGAACTGCCAATGCCCGGCGACGAGGGCGGCGAGATCGGCAGCAAGATCAAGATCAGCCTCGCCGATATGGACCTGCCGTCTTGGGAACACGAACTCAAAGCTGACTTGCAGATTATCGACGCCTTGCTGGCTTCGATGAACAAGATCACGCCGCAGGACGACGCAAAGTTGCAGCACCTCAAAGCGCACGTGCTCGGCAAGATTGCAAACCCAATCAACCCCGGCAACAGGAAGGTGCTGATCTTCACTGCCTTTGCCGACACGGCGGACTACCTCTACGCCAACCTCGCGCCCGAGCTGCTGGCTACGCTCGCCATCCACACGGCCAAGGTCACCGGAAAGGGGGCACCGCAGTCCACCATCAAGAGCAAAACTCAGAAGCGCCTCTATGACTTCCAGGAGCTGCTCACCCTGTTTTCCCCTCGCTCTAAAGAGAAGGCGGTGGTCCTGCCGGACGAGCCGCACGAGGTGGATCTGCTGATCGGCACCGATTGCATCTCCGAAGGGCAAAACCTGCAGGACTGCGACTACCTGATCAACTACGACATCCACTGGAACCCAGTACGCATCATCCAGCGCTTTGGCCGGATAGATCGCATTGGCTCGCCCAACAGCAGCATCCAGCTGGTCAACTACTGGCCCGACATTTCGCTCGACGAGTACATCAACCTCAAGGAGCGCGTCGAGAGCCGAATGATGATCGCCGACGTCACCGCGACGGGTGACGACAACGTGCTGTCTGCGCAGGCCAACGACGTGTCGTACCGCAAGGAGCAACTGCGTCGCCTGCAGGAGGAAGTCATCGAGCTGGAGGACTTGAAAACCGGTGTCTCCATCACCGACCTGGGCCTCAACGACTTTCGCATGGATTTGCTCAACTATGTCAAAACCCAGGGCGAACTGCGCAATGCACCCAACGGGATGCACGCCGTCGTGCCCGCCCAACCCGAGCTGGGCTTGCAGCCAGGTGTCATCTTCACGCTGCGCAATCGCAATGCCGGGATCAACCTCAACCAGCACAACCGCCTGCATCCGTACTACCTCGTCTACATCAACCGCGAAGGCGAGGTCATTCATGACCACACCGAGGTGAAGCGCCTACTGGATCTGGTGCGTACCTGCTGCAAAGGCCAGGACAAACCCATCGTCGACGTGTGCCAGCGCTTCAATCAGGAAACGGCAGATGGCCGCCGGATGCAGCCCTACTCTGATCTGTTGGGCAAGTCCATCCGTTCGATGATCGAGGTGAAGGAAGAAAAGGATTTGGACAGCCTGTTCAGCGGTGGCAAGACCACGGCACTGACAGACACCATCTCCGGCCTGGACGATTTCGAACTCATCAGCTTCATCGTGATCCAGGGGGCTGGATGAGTGCCTTGTTTGCCTACCCCAAGCAAGCGGCTTTCGGGCGCGTGCTGCCAAAGAACAAAATCTATGAGCACAGCGGGGCCAACACACGGCTACAACGACTGTTCGTTGAGCAGGTCGAGCAGATCGTCTGGCAATACAAGCTCGCCCCAGAGACGATCAACCTGCCTGCGCGGCCCGGTGTGCCGGAAATCCAGGTCTTCAGCATCCAGCTCAAGTCCGCCGATCTGCACGAAGACGTGATCCGCTGCATTGATGGCGCGGTGAAGTTCCCGATCCTGTTTGAACTACACCAAGGCCAGGGCGATCAGGCGAAAACGCAGGTAGTGGCGGCTTACAAGCGCCCGAGCGAAGTCGACGCCAGTCGCTGGGTGCTGTCCAGCTACTTCACCAGCGATTGGATGCCAGCGGCAACTGCCCGCACGGCTATGCCGCTGGCCCTCGACATGGCCCACCTGTACGCCGCTCTGCTGCAAGGCCTAATGCCGCTGCCAGCACGCCCGCAGGAGACCTTGCCCGACTGGATTGCGCGTATCGAGCAGGCGAAAGCCAAGCGCCGTGAAGTCGAGAAGATCCAGGCAAAGCTGGCCAAGGAAAAGCAATTCAACCGCAAGGTCGAGATCAACGCAATCTTGCGGCAACTGAAATCCGAACTTGAACAATTGAGCTGCTGAACACCGATACCGGAAGCACAGCGACCAGAGGAAAGAACATGGACAAAATGAAAATGCACTCGCCCAATCTCACGCAAGACAACATTGCCCGCATCGCTGAGCTATTTCCGGGCTGCGTGACCGAAGCCAAGGGGGATGACGGCAGCGTGAAGCTGGCGGTGGATTTTGACCAGTTGCGCCAGGAGCTGGCCGATTCGATTGTCGAAGGGCCGCAGGAACGCTACCACCTGAACTGGCCCGGCAAGCGCGAGGCCTTGCTGACTGCCAATGCGCCGATTGCCAAGACGCTGCGGCCTTGTCGGGCAGAGAGTGTGGACTTCGATACGACGAAAAACCTGTTCATCGAAGGCGACAACCTTGACGCGCTCAAGCTGCTGCAGGAAACCTACCTCGGCAAGGTGAAGATGATCTACATCGACCCACCGTACAACACTGGGAATGACTTTATTTATGAGGACGATTTTTCCGAAACCGCAGAGGATTTTCTAAGGAGGTCCAACCAGAAGGATGACAAGGGCAATCGGCTGATCGCTAACCCCGAAACCAATGGCCGGTTCCATTCGGACTGGCTGTCGATGATTTATCCACGTATGAAGCTTGCCAGGACCCTTCTCGCAGATGATGGCCTGCTCTTCATCAGCATCGGAGAGCAGGAGGTCGACAACCTGCTGCGGCTGACCAAGGAGGTCTTCGGCGAAGAAAACTTTGTCACGACCTTCCTGCGCCAGCGCAAGAAAAAGCCGTCGTTCCTGCACGCCAATGTCGGCTCGATGTTCGAGTACGTGGTTTGCGTAGCGCGGAACCGAGCCTTCGCCCCACCCTTCTCGGTCGATGTCACAACCGTCGGGAAAAAGTATCCGGTTAACAACGCCGGCAACTCGTTGGGGACGCTCGTCTTTCCTGCGGGGGCCGTACAGTTCGTGCAAAAAAATGCTGTCTACGAACCTCAAGACATGAGTGAGGGAAACATCGTAACTCGGCTGCTCGACAAGGTCGTCGTAGCCGATCACCGCAACGTCGATGCTTTTCGGCTGGAGGGCGAATTCAGATACAGCCAGAGCCGGCTCGACGAGATCGTTCGAGCTGGCGAGGTAATCACGATTTCAAAGGCGCCGTTCAGGCCTAACCACGTCAAGGCAGGAGGTGAGGTCAAGAAAATGCACAACCTCCTGACACCGGAAACGTATCAAGCCGGCACAAACGAAGATGCAACTGCGGAGCTGGAAAGCCTTTTTGGAGCGCCCCTGTTCGACAACCCTAAGCCCTCGAGCCTCATCCGGGTGCTGTGTCGCGCTGTCACCTACGATGATCCGGATGCATTGGTTATGGATTTCTTCTGTGGCTCGGGTTCGACCGCAGATGCTGTAATACAGTTGAACGCCGAAGACGGCGGCAACCGCAGGTTCATCATGGTCCAGCTACCCGAGCCGTGCGAGACGAACTCGGACGCTTCCAAGGCCGGTTATCACACCATCGCTGAGATCAGCAAGGAACGCATTCGCCGCGCCGGCAAGCGGGCCCTGGAAAGACAGTGCCATGAAGATTGGAGCAAGGACGTTGGCTTTCGTGTGCTCAAGATTGATACGTCGAATATGGCCGACGTCTACTACCAACCAGACGCCCTGGATAAGGCAAATCTTGACCTGCTCGTCGAAAACATCAAACCCGACCGCACGCCCGAGGACCTGCTTTTCCAGGTGATGCTGGATTGGGGGCTGGACCTCTCCCTGCCCGTCGAGATAAAGATTATTCAGGGCAAGGACGTTTATTTCGTCGATGGCGATGCGCTGGCCTGCTGCTTCGACAACGATGGTGGCGTCGACGAGTCTTTCATCAAGGAACTAGCGGCCTACAAGCCACTGCGCGCTGTCTGTCGCGATTCCGGCCTAAGGAGCAGTGCCGTGAGGATCAACATTGAGCAGATCTTCAGGCTGCTGTCGCCAAGTACGGAGATCAAGGTACTGTGAGCCAAGTCCCTAAAACATCGGCGGCCCTGTCGCGGACGGCACCAACCATGCGGGCCGCCGCATGGGCCGTAACCGACTTTCTTGCTGCTGCCGAGCATATGTGCGAGACCGACAAACAGGCCCTTCAGCTGAGGCTGTACTTCTATGCAGCCACAGAATCGGGATGGAAGCGGATTCGAAAGAGCATCCTAAATTGGCGCAAGTCGCGGGACGGCCGAGCTGTCACGGCCTACATCGGAACTGACCACGCACTGACTGACGTAGCAGCCCTCGAAGCCATGCAGGACGAAGGAATCGAAGTTCGCTTGATGCGCCACTACAAAGGCATCTTCCATCCCAAGGTCATCTGGTTCGTCGGCAAGGCTGGTAGCACCATTCTGGCAGGGAGCAACAACCTGACCGAAGACGGTCTGAGGAATAACATCGAGTTCGCAACCGTCACGACGTTGACCCATGTCGATGCCCATCTGCAAACATGGCATGACGAAATCCACAAGGCCAGCGATCCTGTCACGGCAGCGCTTATCAAGAGCTATGCGAAGGAGAAGGAAAAGTACGGACAGCGACGGGCGACATCGGGCCTGGGCGGAGATTTCACTTGGTCGAAGCGTACAAGCGGTGCTTCGGCCAAGAGGTCCAATGCGAAGGCCAATGCGGCTGGCGGGCCGAGGGGCTCCAGATTGATCCTCGAAGTCATGCCCAGAGAGACAAGCGAGGAAGGACGTCAGGTCCAGATACCGTTGGACGCCGCGCGGAGATTCTTTGGGCTGGGTAATCCGGTCGGAAGTAGCATCAACCTCGACTTGAATAACGTCGACACCCAGGAATCGCGCACGCTAGTTTTTACGCTCAACCGTAACGCTACCGCTCGCCTGTCGATCCGCGAACTCGAATACGGCAGTCGTCCTTGTGTTCTCATCTTTACCAAGCGGGGACGCAGGAAATTCGACTTCGAACTGGTCCGTCGAGCAATCGATCCGAGTCGATACGACGCACTGATCGCCGAGTGTAAACAGGTGCCACCGGCTCGGCGTTGGAAGTTGTGATTCGCTGTCCCAGGGAAAAACCATGAAACTGAAGTTCAAAACACAGGCCTACCAGACAGCAGCGGTACAGGCGGTCATCGAATGCTTCAAGGGCCAGCCCTTGGCATCCGCTGAAGCCATGAGTTATCGCATCGACCCCGGCAAGGCAAAGAGCAGAATGGAAAGCCTGTTTTCCGAGGCTGGTTTCAAGAACGCCGACCTTTCGCTGTCTGATTCGACCCTGCTCGCCAACATCCACGACGTACAACGAGCACAGAACCTGCCCCTGTCGGATACGCTGGTCAAGACCAAGGTGGCCAAGATCAATCTCGACATCGAGATGGAAACCGGCACGGGCAAGACCTATTGCTACATCAAGACGATCTTTGAGCTGAACAAGCAGTACGGCTGGAGCAAGTTCATCATCGTAGTACCCAGCATTGCCATCCGTGAAGGTGTGGCCAAGTCGCTGCAGATCACCGCCGAGCATTTTCTGGAGACTTACCACAAGAAGGCGCGTTTCTTCATCTACAACTCGAAGCAGCTGCACCACTTGGAGAGTTTCTCGTCGGATGCGGGCATCAACGTGATGGTGATCAACGTGCAGGCCTTCAATGCGACAGGCAAAGACGCCCGCCGTATCTATGAAGAGCTGGACGACTTCCAGTCCCGCAAGCCCATCGATGTGATCAGCGCCAACCGCCCGATCCTGATCCTGGATGAGCCGCAGAAGATGGAAGGTGGCAAGACGCTGGATTCGCTGGTCAATTTCAAACCTTTGATGGTGCTGCGCTACTCCGCCACCCACAAGACCACCCACAACAAGATCTTTCGCCTCGATGCGCTGGACGCCTACAACCAGAAGCTGGTGAAAAAAATTGCCGTGCGCGGGATCGCGGTCAAGGGGTTGGCGGGAACGGCGGGCTATCTGTACCTGCAATCCATCGAGATCTCGAGCAAGAAGCCACCCGAGGCGCGTGTGGAGTTCGAGCAGAAGCTGGCGGGCGGCAACATCAAGCGGGTGGTCAGGAAGCTCTCCAAAGGCGACAACCTGTTCGACCTATCGAATGGCCTGGATCAGTATCGTAATGGTTATGTGGTATCCGACATTAACGCCATTACGGACACCCTGAGCTTCACCAATGGTGTTGAGCTCAGCGTCGGGGATGCCACCGGTGATGTGACCGAGGCCGCGCTGCGCCGCATCCAGATCCGTGAGGCCATCAAGGCGCACTTCGACAAGGAACAGGCGCTGTTCCAGCAGGGTGTGAAGGTGCTCACGCTCTTCTTCATCGACGAAGTGGTCAAGTACCGCGACTACTCGCAGCCCGACGAAAAAGGCGAGTACGCCCGCATCTTCGAGGAGGAGTACCAGCTCTACCTTAACGAGGTGCTGGATCTGGATGAGACGCCGTACATCAAGTACCTAAAGGGCATTTCTGTCGACAAGACTCACAGCGGCTATTTCTCCATCGACAAGAAAAGCAAACGGCTGGCCGACCCCACGGTCGCGGCGCGTGGCGAGAACGCAGGACTTTCTGACGACGTGCACGCCTACGACCTGATCCTGAAGGACAAGGAGCGGCTGCTGTCATTCACCGAGCCGGTGCGCTTCATCTTCTCGCACTCGGCCCTGCGCGAAGGCTGGGACAACCCGAACGTGTTTGTGATCTGCGCACTCAAGCACAGTGATAACACGATTTCACGCCGCCAAGAAGTTGGGCGGGGTTTGCGCTTGTCGGTCAACCAGCACGGCGACCGCATGGATCATCCGTCCACGGTTCACGACATCAACGTGCTGACTGTGGTGGCCAGCGAGAGCTACAAGGACTTCGTTGCGGCGCTGCAAAAAGACATCAGCGAGTCGCTGTCGGCCCGTCCGCGCTTGGCGAACGAGGCGTACTTCACCGGCAAAGTGCTGAAGACGGCGACTGGCGATGTCGAGATCACCCCGCAGCTCGCTAAGCAGATCTACAAGTACCTGCTCAAGCATGACTACACCGACGACGCAGATCGCATCACCACCGCGTACCACGAGGCCAAGAAAGACGGCGCGCTGGCTGCGCTGCCCCCCGAGTTGGCACCACATGCCGAGCAGGTGTTCAAACTGATTGACAGTGTCTTCAGCGAGAGCCAGTTGCCCGAAATTGGTGACGACCGCAAGCCCAAGAAGAACCCGTTGAACGCCAACTTTGAGAAGCAGGAGTTCAAGGAGCTCTGGAATCGGATCAATCGCAAGGCGGCATACAGCGTCGACTTCGACTCCGACGAACTGGTGCAGAAAGCGGTCAAGACACTCAACGACAAAGATGCCGGGCTTCGTGTGACCCCGTTGCAATACACCATCCAGCACGGTGAACAGGCAGCTGCCGTGACCTACGATGGGATTAAGGGCGGCACTGCATTCGAATTGAAGGACTCTGAAACGGAGACTAACCGCGTCTCAATCCATTCAGCGGTCAGGTACGACCTGATCGGCAAGCTTGCAGAAGGCACCCAGCTAACACGGCGCACGGTGACCGACATTCTGAAGGGACTTAACGCCGTAGTATTCGCGCAGTTCAAAACCAACCCGGAGAGCTTCATTGCCGAGGCAATTCGCTTGATCAACGAGCAGAAGGCCACGGTCATCATCGAGCACTTGGCCTATGACCCGGTGGAAGACAAGTTCGATCTGGACATCTTCACTGCCGGGCAGACCAAGCAGGACTTCAGCAACGCAGTCAAGACGCCCAGGCACCACATCTACGACTTTGTGCTGCCTGATTCAGGCTCGAAGCCGGAGCGTGATTTTGCAGAGGCGTTGGAATCAAGCGCTGAAGTAGTGGTGTACGCCAAGCTGCCGCGTGGTTTTCTGATCCCAACCCCGGTCGGTGACTACAACCCCGACTGGGCCATCTCGTTCAAGGAAGGCGCGGTGAAGCACATCTACTTCGTCGCAGAAACCAAAGGATCGATGTCCTCGATGGATCTGCGCGAGATCGAGAAAACCAAGATCAAATGCGCCCGCAAGTTCTTCGATGAGATGAACCGCCGTTTCGCCCCGGAAAACGTCAAATACGACGTGGTGGACAGCTTCGGCAGATTGATGGAAATCGTGAAATGAAAACGCAGGCAAGACGATGAGCACTTTCGACAGCACCAAGCGCCTATTGCCAGAGATTCTTTCCGACATCGTCAAGGCGAAGATTCAGTTGCCGGATTTCCAGCGTGGATGGGTGTGGGATGACCAGCACATTCGCAGTCTGCTGGTGAGCATCGCCAGGTCATTTCCGGTTGGGGCGGTCATGCTCCTTGAGACCGGCGGCGAGGCCAAGTTCCAGGTTCGACCTATAGAAGGAGTTTCGCTACCCTCAGGTGCCTTGGATGCGGAGCTGCTGATTCTCGACGGGCAACAACGCCTGACCACCTTGACGCAAGTCCTGGCCACGAAGGATGCGGTAAAGACCCGCACAGAGAAAGGCAAGCCCATTCGACGCCACTACTACTGGAACATCGAAGTGGCGCTGGAAGGCGGAGACCGCTTGGAGGATGCCATTGAGGCCATCGAAGAAGACAAGATCAAACGCTCCAATTTTGGCAGGCAGATCGATCTTGATTTGAGTACAACGCAGAAGGAGTGCGAGCAGCTCTACTTTCCGTGCGATCAGATCCTGAACTCGGATGCATGGGAAGAAGCTCTGCAAGAGTACGCTCCCGAAAAATTCGGCCTGTACATGCAATTCCGTCGACAGGTACTGAATGCCTTCCGCAACTACCAGCTACCTGTGATCCAGTTGGGTAAAGCCACGACGAAGGAAGCCGTTTGCCTGGTCTTCGAGAAGGTAAACACCGGCGGCGTCCCCCTCAACGTGTTCGAGCTCGTCACGGCGACCTATGCGGCCGACGGCTTTAACCTGCGTGATGACTGGCACGGGAACGCCACCCGAAATGTCTCGGGACGTTATCAGCGCTTGTGCAAAGAGGCGCTACTGTCACAGGTGGAGTCTACGGACTTCCTGCAGGCCGTATCGATGTTGCACACGCTGGAGTTGCGCCGCGCCGATGTGGCTTCGGGAAAAACCGGTAAGTCCGTACAGCCGGTGAGTGCAAAGCGCGTCTCGATACTTGCGATGCCCTTGAGCGCATATGCCAAATGGGCAGACGAAGTCGAAGCGGGGTTCCTTCTCGCGGCCAAGTTTTTGCGCAAGGAATGTGTGAAAACTCCGCGCGAGCTGCCTTATCGAACTCAACTGGCTCCTCTCGCCTCGGTACTCGCGCACCTGCGCGAACGCTGGCTTGAGCCGCGCATTTACCAGAAACTCTCTCACTGGTACTGGAGTGGCGTTCTCGGCGAACTCTACGGCAGCGCCATCGAGACCCGAATCGCGAACGACGTCGAGGATCTATTGCAGTGGATCGACAGTGACGACGCAATACCGCGAACCATTGCAGATGCGGCGTTCAGCCCCGACCGCCTAGACACGATGACGTCGCGCCTGTCCGCCGCGTACAAAGGTCTGAATGTACTGGTACTTCGTGAAGGCGCGCAAGACTTCTTCTGGAAGGCAAAGATCCAGGAACTCGACGACGAGGAGCTTGCGCTGGATATTCACCACATCTTTCCGCAGGACTGGTGTGAGAAGAACGGGATTAAGCGCGCTGTTTACAACACGGTCGTCAATAAAACCCCGATTTCCTACAAGGCAAACCGGATGATCGGCGGGCATGCGCCATCGATCTATTTGTCAAAATTGCAGGCTCATACGCAGGTTCAGCTTGCAGACGCGCAGATGGACGCCATTGTCGGGTCGCACCTCATCGATACGACCGCGCTCCGGGCGGACGACTTCGACAGCTTCTACAAGAGCAGAAAGGCCGCCCTGGTCAAACTTGTCGAACGGGCTATGGGTAAAGCGGCGGCGGTTGTTGCGGACGGAGCTGATCCTGGCGATGCTGAAGAGGATGAGAGCGATCAGCAGCAAGTCATTTCGCCAGTCGGGTGAACTGCGCTTGAGCGTTGGCGATCAGGTCTAGGCGAAGGTTTGGTGCAATGCCAGTCGCCAAGTAATTCAGTGCCCAGTTGAGCGCCTCAGCCTTCCTGGCGGGGCTATCGGCTGCGTCGAACTTCTCGATATACGAGTCAAGCTCTTGCAAGGCACGGATCAACGTGCCACGGGCATTGGCCAGCGCATCCGCTGCATTTTGTTCTGCAATCTGGGTCTGCCAGTCGGTTTCTTTCTTCACGATGTAGCTCTTCAAGTAGTGTTCATGTGAATGACATGAACGCGCTGTTCGGCGGGAAAGCCAAGCTCTTCGACGCACCTCCGCAATCAGGTGTTGCGAAGTAGCCAAGCGTTGATTAGTTGGTGGCAGATGGCATCTCACTGACCCACACTTGCAACGCCCTCAGTTGCTCGGCGTTCTCGTGGCAGGTCTGGTAGTTGGCGGCAACGGTTCCGGCGACGGCAGAGAGCGCAAGGCCTGTGGCGGCAGCATCAGCATCTCGGGCGGGCTCGGGCAGTTCACCGGCGGCGGCAGCGTCGTGCAGCCGCACAAAGCCACGGTTGATAGCGCAAGCAGCATCGGCTTGAACGGGTACATAGACGGGAACCTCCTTGATGATGGTTTTGCCCTTCTCGCGGACGACGCGGACGCGGTCGACGTACTGGGTGACAACCTTGACGGTGGCCTGTGCTTGCCGCTCGCGGACAGCGGCGGCCTGCAGGGTCTGCTTCTGGACGGCGGCGTCCCACTGGGCCTGAACGTGGCCCGCGCCCTTGATCCAGCCGAATCCGATCAGTACAGCGGCGAGCAGGACGAGGCCCAGCCAGCGGTACGGCCACGAGATCAGGCTCATGGCGCTTCCCCGATGCACTGGCGGTACTCGGCCTCGCGCCGTGTGGCCAGCCCGCCGCACAGGCGCGCATTGGCAGGCAGCGCGCAGTCATTGCCCTTGAAGAAGCGCCAGCGCCGCAGCTCTGAGCACGCCCCGGCGTAGTCACCGGCATTGAGCTTCCTGACCAGCGTGGACTGGCAGAACGCGCGGCTGCCGACGTTGTAAGAAAAGCTCACCAGCGCGTCGTACTCGTGCTGGGCCAGCGGCACGGTCACGCACGTTTTCAATGCGCCCTCGAACTGCTGCACATCGGTGAGCGCCCGAGCCAGCGCCTTCGGCGGCGTGGTGGTGTCGCCCAGCTTCACCCCGGTGGTGGTACCGAAGCCGATGGTCGGCACATCGCCCTTGACCGGGATCACCGCGCGGTCGGTGTAGCCCTCGTGCAGCACAATGCCGACCAGGGCGGCGGCGGACAACGTCAGTCCGGCCACCGTTCTGCGCATCACTGGCGATGGTGGCCGGGTCATCGGTGCATCTCCGGCTGAGCCACGATGCGAGCAACGGTTGCGCCGATGCTGGCGGCAAAGGCCAGCAGCACAAACGCGCCGCGCGGCAGTACATCCCCGAACAGCGGCACCACGACTTCCGCCGCCGTGAAGGCAGCAGCCAGCAGCGAGAAGCGGATGCTCCAGGCCCGTCGCAACACGCGCCGCCAGTCGTCCAGAAGGCAGATCTTCGGCTTGGCGGTCATTGGACGCCTCCCATCAGCTTCAACTTGATGGCGGCCCCCACCAGCAGCGCGGCCAGGATGCCTGTGGTCACGACTTTGATGGTGGTCTGCCACGCCGTGCGGCGGGCATCGCGCCACGCTTCCAGCAGATCGCGCAGTTCGCGGATGTCCTTCGCGGCACTGCCGTTCTCGAGCCCGAGATGGGCAAGGCAACGCTCGGCTCCGCGTTCGGCGGCACGGTCGAGCAGTTCGTCGAAGTCCTCGCGGCGCAGCAGGAGCATGTTTTCCACAAGGGCGGCGGGTTGGTGTTCGGGTTCGGTCATAGCGGTCTCCAGAAATGCGAAACCCGCCTGATGCGTGAGCACCAAGGCGGGTTCGGGGTCAGTAGGAAGGACAGGCGTCAGATGTCGATGAGTTCCAGTGGCAGTGAGGGGGCGATGCCTTCGATCACCTCGTCGCGCACGAACACGGTTTGGCCCACGGTTGCGTTGCCGCGCGCGCGGATCAGGCCGCCACCGGGTAGAACCACCAAGGCGATACCGGACCCGACCTCGAGCACGGTGCCTGCTTGTAGGGGTGCGTCGGGCAGCAACTGCCGGAACTGCTGGTAGAGGTTATGCATAGCTCTGCACTCCCAGGGTCTGCCAGACCTCCGGCAAGCCAGCGTCGATGCGCGTCGAGCGCACCAGCCCCAGCCGCGCCACGGCGCCGTCCTGGTAGGCGATGAAAGCGCCCGGTTCGATGATTCCGGTTTCCGGCAGCACCGGTAGACGTAGCGTGACCTCGATCTGGCGACCTGTGTCCGAGAGCACCGCAATCCCGCGCTGGCGTGCCGCCGCTGCTTGGGTGATGAGCGCATCGACCACCATCGGAGCAAGCACATCACCCGCCGTGCCGGTGCGCGTGACCTGTCCAAGCACACCCGTCTCCTGGCCTGCCACGAACACCCGGTTGTAGGCGGGCTTGTCGATCCAGCGCAGCGATTCGCGCCCCACGGTGTCGACTGGCAGCACAAAGTCCGGCGTCACGTCCGTCCACCAGTCCCACGGCACCACCGGGTAACGATGGCGCACGCGAAGAATCTTCTCGGACGGATGCGGCAGCAGGTAGCCGCCCGCCGCACCGACGATGGTGGTCAGTGCCTCGATCCACGTCCCTTGCTTTGCGAACACGCCGGTTGGCACCAGCCAGTCGGTCAGCGCCCAATCCACTGTCCAGCCCAGCGGGATGCCGTTGAACGTCAGCACGTCCTCCATCAACTGCTGCGCGCTGCGCGACTCGGTGTTGGCAAAGGCAATCACCGGCGCGTAGGGAGCGGCCAGCATCGCGCTGCGCCCTCGTCCAGAGAGGCGGATGCTGCCGTCGCCGAACGCACGCTCGCGGCTCAGGTTCTCAGCCAGCACATGGAAGGCAGTGCCGTTGACCGTGGCGATCAGTTCCACGGGCCCCGCACTCTGACCGTCAATGTTTTCGGGCACTACCAGAGACTCAGCCACCAGCGGTAGCGTGGCCTCGAAGCCCCAGGCCCACGAATCGGCATCCAGCGATAGCGATAGGCCCAGCACGGGTACCGGCGTGCCATCGGGCCAGCGCGTCAGCGTCACCTCATTGATCACGAAATACACCCTCCGGATGGGAGCGGGCACCGACCCTGCCTGTGGCTGGTCGTAGTGCTCGCAGACGAACAAGAGGTCGCCATCGGTGGCGGCGTCCTCGGCAAACAGCAAATGCCCGTTCGGCGCGTAACAAGCTGGGGGCACTGGCGGCACGAACGGCACCGCCGGATGGCGACCCGGTCGGGGGCGCATCGCCGCCTGCCAGAGCGCCCCCCACCAGCGGCGCAGGTAAACCGCGCTGCGGATGCTCTCGGCGTGGAAGTGCCCGAGGTGCCGTTGTGCCTCCTGATAGGTTGATGCAGCCGCAAACCGGCGGTCGCGCCAGCCGTCCTGGTGCCGGATGGCCCAGTTCAGCCACTCGGCACGGATGGCTTCGTCGAAGGCCGTTCTTCGCGCCGTGCGCAGCCGGATGGCATCGGCATGGCCCAACGCCGCGCCGGACTGCACCGGCGCAGCCCCTTGGTGCCACGTTTGTCGGGCCAGGGGCGCGCGCACGCGCGTGCTGGTGCGGCGACTCTCCACGCCGATCACCCAAGGCCCAGCGCTCTGCCACCGAGCGCGCGAAGCCTCGTGCAGGTGTGATGTAGCCTCGCGCCGATCCTCGGCACCGTTGCTGTGCCTGCTGGCGTGCTGCCAGCGGGTCGAACTCTGCCCAGTGATGGGGCGCACCGCGTAGGACTGGTAGCGTGCCTCAGCCAGCATCGCCAGCGGCGGAAAGTTGCCCACCAGCGCCGCATCCGTGCGTGTCACCGCCTGCGCCGTGAATGTCAGTGCGGGTAGCGCCGACTGCAACTCGGCGTTGGCGTTCGGGATCGCAGTGGCGGTGAAGCTCAGTTCGGGCAGCGTGGCGGCGAGAGTGATTTCGCCAGGTTCGCTCATCGACTACCCCAGCAGGCCGGACACGATGCGGGTGTAGCCCCCGGCGTAGAGTGTGGTCGACGGGAGGCGTAATTCGCCCGTACCGTCCAGATTGGACACGTCGCAGTCCCAGGCCAGCGCACCGTCGCCATTGACGATGCGTGCCCAAGTCGCCTCGCCGCTGGTTTCAATCAGGGCTTCGCCGGTGGGCGTGATGGTCAGAAGCCCGTCCTCCACCTCACCGATAGGCTCGACCAACACGATGGTGGCCAGCAGATCGCCGGTCGGGGCCGAGCCGAAGGACGGACGCACGCCGCCGTAGATCCGCACACTGGCGTTCTCCGTGCCGATGGCCAGGAAGTTGACGACGGCGTTCAGGCGGTAGTCGTTAAGCGCGTTCGAAATCTGGATCACGGTTGAGACTCCGTCATGGGTTGCGCACGCAGGTTGTCGGCGATGACGGCGCGATGCTCTCGTGCGTGGTCGAAGGCGATGACGAGGTAGTGAGGCACCGGGTCGATGTGATCGAACGAGTACGCGCCGGTACTGGCGTCGCTCCAGGTCTCGCGCACCACGACGTAGGTGGCTTGATCGATCAACAGCACGCGCCGCTGAAGCGGTTCATCGGCGATCACGCCCTTCACGCGGTGCTTCACCGTGCCCGCAATGCGGTGGTCGCCGTGGTAGTAGTGGTTGCGCTTGCCGAGCAGCGGGCGCAGGCCGCGATGGCCATAACGCAGCGCTGCCGCGTTCTCGGGGACGAGCACGCGATGCGCCAGTGCGACAGGGAGTCGACGATGCGCGGGAGGCGGCATGTCCTCCAGCCCGCTGCCCGCATCACCTGCGACCCGATGCACGCGCAGCGTGATCCCGTAGCCGAAGATGCAGGGACGAAGGGACGAATACCAGCGCTTGAAATCGCTCCAGACAATGTCGCCATCCACCGACAGCTGCAGAAGCCACACGCCGAGATTGGCTTGGCGCTTGATCTCTAGTCGGATCGTGCGGCGCGCACCGACGACAGCCCAGCCTGCCCACGCTTCGGTGACCTGTTCGTACTCAGAGCCGCCGCTTGTCCAGTACGAGTGAACCCAATTGCTGTTGTAGACGCAGAGGCGATGCCCTTCGTAGGTGCCAACCCCCGTCCAGAGCCAGAAACCGAAGTGCGGAGGCGGCGATGCCGATGCAACGATCTCCACGTCCATCTCGAACCAGAAGTCCGCGTTCAGCGGAGCATCCGACAAGCGCCAGAAGCTCTGGGAGTTGTTGAACACGAGATCGGCGGACTCCTCCACTGCATTCCACGTGGTCGTGATCCCACCGTTGCCGCCGTTGCTAGCAAAGCCCGGCGGGATGCCGGAGTCGAAACCCTCTTCAAGTGGATAAGCCATGGGTTACTGTCTCCACGGCCCAGTGATGTCGAAGCAAAAGCCGCAGCTGTTGGTCTCGCTCGAGTACGAAGAGATGGTGACGTAGAGGAACTTGCGGTCTTCGTAGCCGATGACGTTGTCGATCATGGTCAGATGGCCATAGGGCTGGTTTTGGTGAACCCAGAGCATTCCTGGCAACGTCCCTCGCAGATGACCACTGCTTTCGCGCAGGTAAATTGGATGCAGGATCAGGCCGTAGTCCGGTCCGTTTGGGAATGGGATCGCACCAGAGCGACCGGAGATGGACTGACCGTTCTGGTCGTTGAGTGAAAGCATCCCGAGGCGCACATTGCCGCCAAGCTGGGTGTAATCGCGCATGCAAATCTTGCCGGTCGTTTCCAGCGATTGGCACGAGTACGCGTCCTGCCAGGGGTAGCTGCCGCCCGTGTAGTTGGCCTGCTGGTAGCGTTCCGATGCGATCAGGTAGGACGCGAAGTTGTCGCCGGGCTTGTAGCTGTCGAAATCAGTGAAGGCGTGCAGTACGCGCCAGTCGCCCTGATAGCCGGACGAGTTGATGAGAAAGAACCCACGGTCGTCGCCGATCAGTACCCAACTGCGGCCCCAGTTACCGTTGTCGCCGGACGTCTCGGCGTAGGATTGACGCGCGTAGTACCACTTGAACCAGCCTGCGTACATCGTCGTGCCGCTTCCGGTCGGGACCTCATTGCGCGTCGGCGCGGCTGGCGTGAACGGCGCTTGCGCACCGACGAAGGTGTCGATGTCGGACATACCCTCGGCGATGGTTACGCGCCCGAATTTGGCCCAGGTCGAGGTGTAGCCCGAGGGCAGGCTGTCGTCGACACGCAGGAAGTGCCGGTTCGACTGCGGGTTCGGGCTGCGATAGGCGCGCTTGTGGGTGCCGGTGAACGCAATCTCGAAGCCCAACGGCGCGATCTTCATCGTGATGCCGGTTTGGGTGGTGGCGGGCGACGCGGGCTCGCCTGCCACGCGAAAGCTCACCGTGGTCGACGTGATGGCGGTGACGGTGAACTCACCGTTGTAGGACGGCTGATCGCATCCCTCCACCAGCACGACCTGATCGACCATGAATCCGTGTCCGGAGCCAATGGTCGCGGTGGCGGTATCGTCCGCGCGTGAGAGCGCCGTCACCGTCTTGAGATTGAAGCCGTTGACCAGGCAGTCGTCCAGCAACGCCGTCAGGCTGCCCCAGTTGTTGGTCAACACCGGCGCGCCTGCAAACCCGTTGTGCATCCATTTGACCTTGTTGCTCATCGCATTCCTCTCAAGGACGATCCACGTCGCCGCGCACCAGCAAGGTGAAGGCGTCGTTGGTGACGGTTTCCGGGCCCTGCTGGATGGTGCGAACGACCCACACAGGGAACAGCGCGCCCGTGGTGTTAAAGCGCAGTACGTTGCCGGTCGCCCAGCCCGAACCCCAGCCGATGGCGGCCAGCGTGAAGTACGGTTTGCCGGTGGCCGGATTGATCGGCGCGATGTTGCTACCCGTCGTGCCGGTGGCGATCACGCCAACGTGTTCGCCGATGACGTTGAACGAGGTCGCGTTGGTGAACTGGATCGCCCAGCGTTCAGTGATCGCGCCCGCGTTGGTCACAACGATGGGAGCCAGCACGTCGTTGTAGGTGGCGGTCGCGGCGCTGCCGCTGATGGCATCGAGGAAGGTGCCGTTCCACGTGGCCTGGTCGAACAGGTTGGAGACGTAGGCGCGAAGGTCGCCCGACACCAGCGCAGAGGACACGTGCGAGCCGACCGGATAGTCGTGGGTGATCTGGCGGGTGAACGCCAGCCGACCGGAGATCTGCACGTCCGATACCTGCGCCATGTCCTCGATGCGGTGCTCGACCGTGAGAGGCTGCACGAGGCCAGTGACCACACCAAAGGTGACGGTTCCGGCTTCGAGATCGACGGTGTAGTCGGTGGTCACGACATCGCCGTTGCCATCGAGCACGCGCACGCGCGACAAGCGCTCGCGCCCGCAATCCACCACCTGTCCGCTGGTCGCGGTGAGCGGCCCGACCGTGGCGGTGTGCCCAATCACCGCAAAATCGCCCGCTCGGAAGATCGGTACCCGTCCGTCCTGCGGCAGGCGCACCGGATCGAGGCCGATGATGTCGGCGTCCAGTGGCAGGTAGGAGTACGCGACCGCGTTGTACTTGATGGTGTCGGCGAACACCGGCACCGGCTTGAAGATCTTCGCAACACCGTCGATGGTGATCACCGCATCCGGGTCGTACCAGCTCTTCCCCTCGTTGCCCGCTGCCACCACCCACGAGCCGAAGCGCACACGCACGACGCCGGTTTCGTAGTCGATGGTGCCAACCACGTCGGTGCCGGTGATCTCGCCATTGTTGTTGGCATTGACGTTGATCGTGCCGCCAGACAGGCGTGTGGCCAGCAGTTGCAGGCTCGACGGACGCACCGGCGAGGCCGGGACGCGGAACGTCACTTCGTCCACCGGTGTGCCGTCCAGCGTGGTGAGAAGTGAGCGCAGGCCCACTACGTTCGAGGCGGCAGGCACCCACGCCGTGATGCTCGCTGCACCGTTGGCGTAGTTGATGTTTCCTGCCAACGTGGCCGCACCCGTCACTGGGTTCAAGTCGTAGTAAAGACTGCCCAAGCGGTCGAAGTAGGTCTTGCCGCCCAGCGTGAAGTTGATGCTGCCGGGCACGATGTTCTCGGCAAAGCTGGGCGTGAGGTCGATGGCCAGCGCGCCTGCGGTGAAGCCCTCATTGACTGCGTTGGACGTGCCCGCAGCACGGAAGCGCACCTTGGCCCAGCCGGATTCGTCGATGGGCATCGACGCACCTGCCGTGATGTATTCCCAATGCGAGAACAGATTGCGGTACACCGGCACCAACGCGTTGTTGGCATTGCGTGTCCAGCCGATGCGCGTAACGCTGTAGCGCGCCACCGGAATTCGCACGGTCGTATCTGGCAGAAAGTGGATGACGCCGGTGCTGTAGTTCACCGAGCCGAAGGCCGTACCCTGCGGGTCGCGCAATACGCCCAACCCATCGTCCTTGACGATCTTGATCGGGTCGATTTGGCGGATCAGTTGCAGTTCGGCAGGCGTGGTCGAGATGTACTCGTACAGATCGATCAGCAGGTTCCACTCCAACTCGACCGTGCCAGGGATCAGGCCATCAAACTCGACTTCGAGGTCGATGCTGCCGTCGCCATTACGCAGTGGCGCGGGAAACGCTTCCTCGTTGGGTGGGCCCCAGGTGTAGGCGACGCTGTAGGTTTGGCCGCCCGCAGGCAGTACGGCAGGCGTGATCTGGATCAGGCCGGTCTGGTAGTTGATGGTGCCGCTGGCGTGGCCGCTGATCGCGCCCTTGCCATCATCGGTGGCGGTGCGGGCGGTTCCGTCGTTCCAGGTGATGGACACCGAACCCGGCGTCACACCTGCATTGGAGAGCTGGAAGGCGACCGCTGGCGGCGCAATGCTGCCGCCAGATCGGTTGAAGTAATTGGCCTTGCCGCCCCAGGCATAGACGATCTCACTGCCCACGTCGGGCAGCGCCCCCAGGGTGACGGCGACCGTGCCGGTGGTGTAGCTGACGGTGCCGACACCGTACTCCGGGCTAGCTCCCTTCAACACGCCCGCGCCGTTGTCGCGCAAGTCGTACCACTTGCCTTGGGCGCGGTAGCTCACCTGAATCGTGCCGGGCGACGGGCTGGGCACGATGGTCAGGATGTAGTTGTACGAACGGCTCTCGATGTCGACCCGGATGCCCGCCGTGTCAGCCACGCGGATCGGCGCGGCGGCGGGCCGGAAGGTGATGGTCTTGCTGCCCGAATAGGTCGGCGCACTCGATGCCAGCGCGACCTGGCCCCGCCCATAGTTCACAGTGCCCACTACGGTCGCACCCGACAGCAGGTCGCCACCGTTGTCGACCAGCGTCGCGCCGCTGACGGTGATCGAGAGGGTTCCCGGCTGAATGGCGTTACCCACCGTCAGCACGGTCGAGGCATTGAACGCGACCGAGGTGGTGTAGGACACCGTGCCGTTGTCGGACTCGATGAGGGTTTCCGAGGTACCGCCTGCGGTGAGATCGAGCAGCGGCGTCTCCGTCTGCGCCGAGGGCACGAGCTGCGTGAACACGCTGGTGACGCTGGCGGCCACATCACCGATAGAAATCGGCTGGGTCGTCTTGACCACGCCGCAGTACTTGGCGGCATCGGCCACCACGGTGTCGCGGGTCTTGGTCTTGCCGCTCGCCATTGTGAACAGGCGATCCGGCGGCGAGCCCGGAAAGTCGTAGCGCAGTGCGTCCGACAGATCGCAGGTGACCACCACCGCCTGGTAGTCCTGGATGCTGCTGCCCGAGCCGAAGCTGAAGGTACGCGTTTCCGACTCGATGCGCGTAATGCGGATGTATTGCGAATACTCGTTGGCCAGACCTTCGTTCATCACGAGGAACAGGGTCTTGCCGATGGTCGGCAGCTCCGAGCCCACACGCTGGAAGAGCTGGATGCTGCGTTGGCCCGCGATGTGGTTCTCCAGCAAAAAGCCGTTCCACATCGAACCCTTGTTGAGGTAGGCCTCGATGCGGTCGCGCGCGTTGGTTCGGCGGTCGAACACTTCCTCGGTGGAGAAGATGGTGACGGCCACGCGCGGATCGACGGGCGGATCGGACACCACCACGTTGCCACCCAGATAGGTGTCAGTGGTGTCGGTCTGGATGCTCGCGAACACCTTGCGCAGGTTCACGCGCCCGCCCGCACGATCCAGTTCCGAGATGTCGTTGAACAGCGAGTTGCTCGCGCCGTCCACGATGACGTTGGAGGTGGGCGCGCCGCCGCCTTCTGCGACGTCGTCCATCACCTGACTGGCGACCAGCTTCACGTCGCCTGCAAGAATGGGCATGGAATTCTCCAGTGAATCAGAGCTGCATCAGCCGCAAGGTGATGCGATAGAAATCGGTGTCGGATTGCGCCGGGAAGCCCAGCACGGGTTCGGCGTCGATAGCGGTGTCGGCGTGACGGAAGGCCACCGTGAACACGCGTGCATCGCGCAGCGTGAGCTCGAACCGCCCACTGGCCGCAGCCAAGGGCGCAGCGGCCCAGGTGTGCAAGGTGGCCACCGTCGCGCGTGTCACCCACGCCATGTCCGATGGGCCAACCAGCGTGATCGGGCGGCCCGCCTGCCTTGTTGCCGACTGCACCAGCAACGCGCCGGTGAGCAGGTAGGACACGGAGGCCACGGCAGGCGACCACGCGTGCTCGTCCGCCCACAGCAAGTCGTCCGGCAATGGCAAAGCCACCCCGGCAGCGAGGTTCTTCAGGTACATCGGGAATGCCTCAGACAGAGAAACAGGAGCGCACGGTCAAGCCGTGCGGGCGCGGGCGGCATCCAGCAGTTGCAGCAAACGCGCTTCGTCGCTTGCAGCGACCGTGGCATTGACCTTGTTGCCGCCTGCAGCCAACTCCACCCGCACGGTGCGGGTCGGGGCGCTATCGGGCAGTGACGGACGTGGCAGGCTGCTGCCCACGGGTTGCACCAAACCGCCCGAGGCAAAGCCCTGGATGCTCGCCATCGCTCGTCCGGCCAGTGCCTGCGCCGGAGCGCTCAGGTTGTTGATGGCCTCGAAGAAGCCCGCACCGTAGCGGGCGACGGCCTGCCGGTTCACGACGAACTCGCCGGGGGTGAGCATCGCCGGGACGGTGTCGGATTTCGCCAAGCCACCGCGCCGATAGAACTCGCCCTGGTTTTGCTCCATGTAGTCGATCAGCTCGCGCTCCAGGTCTTTGCCCCAGAGCAGCGGCTGGGCCATCGCTTGCCGCCACGTCTGCTTGATCCGCTCCAGGTTCTGGCGCTCATTGCCGGTCAGGGTCTTGCGGCCGATGAAGTCCGACAGCACGCGCCGATCTTCCTGCGCCTGTTTGCCGTAGTTCGCCATCGTCTTGCTGCGCATGTCCAGACTGACCGATGCGCCGTACTTGTGCTGCAGCCAGCTGGTGTACTCGTTCATCCCCTGCAGGCCGAGGTCGATCATCTTCAATGCTTCGACGGCATCCCGGTTGCGTTTGGATTTTTCCTTCGGCCCACCACCGACTGGCCCACCAAAAGCAAAGTGTGCGACGCCCCGGGCGAGGTTCGCCAAGCGCCCCATGCCGTACTTCTGAACGGCCGCCTTGCGGATCACGAAGGCCCCGGCATCCAGGGTGCGCGGCACGGTGTCGTGATGGCCGGAGCCAGGCACCGAGCCACCGCTCATCCGGGGAAAGGCGGGAGACACCGCACCGCCGTCGGCAAACCGCTGAACGCCACCACCAACCAGACCGCCAGTGGCGTTGGTTTCCACCTTGGTCACGTAGATGGTGTGGGTGCTCGAGGTGTTGCGCCCATTGAGGCTGTCGATCTCCGCGCGGACCGCGCCGACGTTGCTGGCGACCTGATGCTGAGATTCGGTCTGGATGCGATCCAGCGCATTGATCATCCCCTCGACATTGGTGATCGCCGCCTGCGCCTTCTCCGTCGCCACCTTCAGCTCGAACTGCGCGTTCTGGTCGGCGTAGGCCTTGAGCCTATCCAGCGCTTCGCGCGCCTGGCCGACGTCGGCATCGACCGGCAGCGTCTTGCCTTCCTTGAGAAGTTGCTCGTATTCCTTGAGCTTCTGCTCCGCTTCCTGCAGATTGGCCTGGATTTGCAGCAGGTACTCCTTCTCAGCCAGCGCCTTGTCAAGATCAGCAATCGCCTGATCGAATCGCGTGGTGTCGGCGTCGAGCGTCACCTTGAGCCCGTCACGGAGTTTGGCGGTGATGTCATCGATCTGGCGCGTGGTCTCGGCCAGCGTGCGCTGAATCTCATCGCGCGCTGTGAGCGCCGAGCGGGCCGCCGTTTGGTGCGCCGCGCTTTCAGCATCCAGCGTCTGGTTGAGGATTTCCTCGGACTCACGGATGCGGTCGATGGCCTCACGCACGCCCTGTTTACCTTGCACAGCCTGTGCGTCGGCATCCTTGGCCTTCTGCGCCAGCTCCGCACGCAACTGGTCGGCCTGCCGCATCAAATCGGTGGCCTGCTGGTACTCCTGCCTGCGGTAGGCCTCGCGCGACTGCGCTTCCAGTTGCGTGACCTGTGACACTGCCTGCTCGGACTGCCTGCGGGCTTCCTCGCCGCGCTTGGCCTCGTTGGTCTGACTGGTGGCCACCTGCGCGGCCATGTCCATCGCCTTCTGCGCGAGCTGGCGGGCAAGCTCCAATTCACCGTTGGCCAGCGCCTGTCGGGCCTGCTCCTGCATCTCGGCGATCTGGCGTTTGCGATCCTCGGTGGCCTCGTACTCGGTCATGCCCTGGCGGCGGATGTCGCGGATGCGCTCCTCCGTGGACATCGACAACTGGCGCTTGGCTTCCTCGATGCGCTGCACTTCCGCCAGATGCCGGTTGGCTTCGGCGTTGAGGGCGTCGATGTGTTGGCGGTACTCGGAGAGCGCCTGCGACAGGGTCTGACGCTTGGTGGCCAGGATGTCGTTCTCGACCCGCTGCACGTTGGCGCGGCGCTCTTCCTCGGTCTGGCCTTGCCGGGCGGCGGCGTCCTTGCGCACCTGCGTTTCCTGATCGATCAGGCCGAGCGTCTCGGTCGTGGCCTGACGGCGCAGGGTTGCCTGCTGCGTCAGCGCCTCGGTGAGCAGTTGGGTGGACTTGGTGATCTTGGCGGTTTCGGACTGCTGGGTGCGCTCCAGTTCCGCCTTCTCCTGCTCGTAGCGGTTCTTCACCGCCTGCACCTGCTGCGCGAGACTGGCCTCGACGATGGAGGTCAGCCCCTTGTAGGCCTCGGCCATCTTGGCGGTGGCGTCGCCCACCACACCTTGGGCCTTGCCGACCGCCTGTTCGACCTCGCCCAGCCGGGACTTGAGCTTCTCCAGGGCGGCGTGGACGGCCTCGATGCCGCGCCCGACCGCTTCCTGCGTGCCCTGACGCACGGCTTCGAGTCGCTTGGCGATTTCCTCGGCAGTGGTCGCGGCGGTGTTCATCGCGCCTTGGGCTGCGTTCGCACCTTCGGTAGCGTCTGCGTACATCTCGGCGAAGATGCGATTCATCTCCGTGAGCCGCTGTTCGTGGCGCTTGGTGGCTTCGGCTATGGTGTCGGAGGTGAAGATGGCGGCGAACACCTCCCACTGGAAGCGCAGGTGCTCGATGCCTTTCATCAGCACCTCGACCATGAAGATGCCCGCCTTGCGGACGATCTCGAATTTCTCGGACAGCCACGTTCCGATCTCCCAGCCGATGATGGCCGCACCGAGCACCCCGAACGCCACGCGCAGCTTGCCGACCGTGGCGATGGCGTTCGACACCGACAGGTTGGCCGTTGCCCACGCCGCCGCCGTGGTGCTGGCCGCAGTCCCCGCCGCCGCACCTGCTGTCTGCCACGCGATGATCAACGCCGGGATCAGGCGGTAGACCAGCACTGCGAGGCCGACCTCGGCGATCCGCCCCAGCCACTTCATCACCGTGTCGAGGTTCTCCGACAGCCACGTCAGGGCCTCGGCAAGCTTCTTGGTGAAACCGGTCGATTCGTCCAGACGGCTGATCCACTGCCCGAAGGCGTTCGACAGGCGCGTGAAGGCCTGGCTCACTGTCATCGGCAGTTGGGCGTACTCGGCGGCCAACTTGTCCTTCTGGCTCATCAGGGCGTTGACCACCACATCAGCGGTGAGCCGCCCTTCCTCGGCGAGCTTGCGCAGCCGTCCGATGGGCACGTCCAGGCCGTCGGCCAGCGCCTTGGCCAGACGCGGGCTGTTTTCGACGACGGAGTTGAACTCCTCGCCGCGCAGCACCCCAGAGGCCAAGGCCTGACCGAACTGCAGCAGGGACGACTGCGCCTCGGTGGCCGATGCGCCGGAGATACGCAGCGCCTGCGAGATACTTTCGGTGAGCGAGAGCGCATCCTGCTGCTCGCCTCCCAGCATCCGCACCGCCTGTTGGAGCTTGCCGTAGAGCGTGGCGGTTTCCTGGATCGGCACGCCGATGCGCTGCGCGATGGCGAACAGTTCTTTCTGGGCGACCGTGTACTCGCGGCTGCCTGCGGTGGCGAGCTTCAGGCGCGCGGACATCATGTTCCAGGCATCGGCGATCTGGACGATCTCCTGCACCTTGCCGCTGGCCCAGTTGAGGGTGAGGAACGCCAGCAGCTGCGTCTTGGCCTTGGCAACCTGATCACCAAAGGCGTTCATTCCGGCCTTGACCTCGGCCACCCCGGCTGCGGCCTTGTCGCCTGCGGTCTTGGCGCTGGAGCCGAACCCGCCGAGGCTGCGTTCGGCCGAGGTGATGGCGCGTTTGAGCCCCTCGTCGGCCCCCTCGAGCGCGACGAGGATGGAAATGCGGTTCGCCATCTCAGTCCACCAGCCGCAACTGCTTCTCGATCCGGGCCGAGAGGCGCGGAATACGACCGGCGACAATGCCTTCGACGTTCAGCCGCTTCTTGAGCTGCACCCGGGGCACCAGCACGGCAATGGGCACATCCGCGCCGCGTTTGAGCCGCTTGATGCCCTCGGCCTTGCGGTAGCGCCGCTTGAATCCCGACAGTGGCCGGTCGTGTTCCTTGATGTTCTCGGCCATCAGCACGATGTTCCCCTTGGAGTTCTTGATGAAATAGGCGTTGCCGCCGCGCATCAGCTCAGCGATCTGCGCCTTGAAGCGTTTGCGGCCCACGCGCCCGTGCAGCGGGATCAGCATCCGGCCGCCGATGACGCCACCACGCTCGTGAATGCCCGACCACGGGATGCGCGAGCCGACGTAGAGCGCGGGCAACCGGTTTTTGTCCTTATCGAGCACCTTGGCGGTGAAGCCCTTAACGAAGGACTTCTTGACCACCGTCATCTGACCCGCGACGTGGCTGCGCACGTCCTGCTTGAGTTCGGCGGCCTCACTGGCGATGCCGCGCGCGACCGCCTTCTGCACCTTCTCGCGGAACTCGCCGCCCCAGCGACGCAACTGCGCCTGTGCGGCCTTGCTATCGATGCGAACCGAGATGCGCATGGTCTTGGAGCCTGTCGAGGGTCTGGTCAAGGTGACGCGGATCGCTGCGTGCGCCGATGGCGATCAGCGAGAGCAGCCGCGCATCCCGCGCCGCGTCCTCCCGCGCGGTGGCGGCGGCGAAGCCGCGCACCTGCGCCAGGGTGTAGTCGAGGATGTCCGGCAGCCGGTGGCCGTGGGCGATCAGGTGCTGGACGGTGTCGAGCCAGCCGTTGCCATTGCTGTTGGCGCGCTCGTCCGCGCGAAAAGTCCGCCCATTTCCACGTTCAGACGCGGCATCACCGTCCGGGTAAAAAAATCGGCGTTGACCTCGAGCACCTTGGCCGCCAGCAGGATGGCCTGGTCGGCATCGAGCGCGTCGACCCACGCGCGCGGTTTGCCGACGGCGATGGACACTGCCGTCAGCAGGTCGTCGCCGCGCTCGCCGAACAGTGCCAGCCAGTCGATGCCATCGCCGCCGATCTGCTGCATCACCGGCGTGATCGCGCGCAGGAAGGCGGGCATCTGGCCGACCTTGAGGGGCTTGATTGCCAGCGGCTCACCATCGATGACCAGTTCGATGCTTTGCGGAATCAGGGTTTCCAGATCACTCATGGCAGTCCCCATCACAGTTGCACGATGCGGCCGAACTGGCCGAGCACCGCGTCATAGGGCTTGGTGGTGTCGGCCAGGAGCGAGCCTTCCAGCTCGAACTTGTTGTACTCGTCCGAGATGAAGGAGATTTCCTTCAAGGGGTCGAAGGCCACGCGGTACAGCTCGACCAGCACCTTGGCGTTGCCCTGCGCGGTGTTGATGCCTTCCAGGCGCAGGTAGCGCTCGGGCAGCGCCTGCGTGAAGATGCCGATCTCGGTGGCGACGCCGTAGCTGTAGGCGGCCTTGAACGGTGCGGTGAAGCCGGTGATATCCAGAAACTGGAGGGCACCGAAATCGGTGTCGGCGGTGTAGTGCGTGCCAGCGGTCAGCGTCGCGGGCGTGCCCGCCGAGTCGGTCACCACCAGCGCCGACACCTTGGGATGGGCGAAGAAGTAACGGTCGCCGATCACCGGAGCAGCGCCGCCGATGGTTTCGGCGGTCACAGTGCCTGTACTGCCGGTGACGTGGTTGCCGTACAGCGCCAGCGCGAGGTTTTCCTTGGTGAACTCCTCGATGGTGAGATTCACGGTGGCCGACTTTTGCTTGACCATCCGGTGGTCGAGCGAGCGCTGGCCGGTCTGGCTCTCGTAATGCTCCAGCACGTCGGTCTTGAGCGAGAGCTTGAGCTCGGCGACGTTGCCCGGCGAGCGCACTTCGATGGGCAGGCCGGACTCGTCGCGCTTGCCGAGGAAGACGCGGCCCTGAAAACTGGCGTAGGTGCTCATGATTTGGATTCCTTGCGTTGAGTGGTGATGGGTCGGATGGGCTCAATGGGTGTGCCGTCGCCTTGCGGCTGGGGCTCGGGCTCGGGTAAGCGCTGGCGGTCGTGGCGGGCGATGCCGTTGGCGATGAGCCAGTCGGCAGTGCTGCCATCCACATCGAGCCGTTCGCCCGCCTTGTGGGCTCGGCCCGCGTGGGTGTGCGGTTGGGTCAGAACGATGGAAGTCATGGGGGTCATCCTTTGGCTGAAAGATCGGTGTCGAGCGTCCGGTAAGTGATCGCGTAGCGCGCCGGAATCGTGGCGGCCACCGCATCGGCGTCCTCGACGTCCCACTCGCATTCCTGCTCGCGGATGCCCAAGGCAAGGCCACCCAGATTCCGGTCGGCCAGCAGCGCGGCGTGGGCGGCGGTGATCAGCCGGTCGGCTTCGGTTTCCGGAATGGCGGGAGGCACCGCGCGGGCCAGCGCGACCAGGCGCACCGTGAGCTCGCGCGTGACGCGGTCGTTGGCGCGCTCGGTGATCGACTCGGACTCGGGGAACACCACCAGCGCTGGGCATTGCTCCCGGCTGATGGCCACCGTGGGCGAGCGGTGTAGCGTGGCACCGAGCGATTCCACCGGCGTGCGGACAGCCGCCATCACCGCGAGCAGAATCTGTTCGCGGATCGAGTTGCTGGACACGGCACTACACCCGGGTGAGCTGTGCGCGCATCTCCGAGCCGTCGCCCACGGCCCGGGGGCTACGCACCTGATAGATCACGCCATCGATCTCGACCGCCTCGCGCGGCCCCAGACCTTTGAGGACCGAAGCCGGATAGGACATCTGGTAATCGGTGGACGAAGCCAGCCCGTCGAACACGGTGTCGTCCGGCGCAGTGAAGCCGACCGCGTGCGTTTGCAGCGGCGAGCCATCGGCAGGCTGCCACCGGCAGTCGCGCAGCAGGCCCGCGCTCAAAGCAGCGGCATAGACCTGTTCGACGAGGCCCATCACGCGATCTCCAGCTTCACCAGCAGCTGCGGTCGGTGGCACAGCGGCAGCGGGTTGGCCTGCGTGTGCAGGTCGGTGCCCCGGTCGAACTTGCGCGGTTCCTGCTTGGCGTACAGCGGCAGAGCCATCGTGTTGGCCGTCTCGTTGAAGTCAGCGGGTGCGTAGTACGTGGCGAAGGTGTCCATCGTGCCCAGCGGGAAGGCGTGCCCCTCGTCCTCCTCGACGAAGCGGCGCACGGTGCCACCGGGCGCAGTCGCACGACCGCGATGCTCCTCGAAGGTGATGCCGCAGAAGGTGAAGCCCGAGCGCATGTCCGAACGCAGCGCCAAGCCGTCCTGCCAGCGTTCGTAGGCCGCGATGACGTCGTCGTGCGTCGTGAGCGCTTCGAAGAAGTCCTTGCCGACCAGGACGTGGACGCCGGTCATCCGCTCACCCTGCAGGTTGTCCTCGACGTAACGCAGGAGCTCACGGCAGGCTTTGCCGACATCGAAAGCGCTGTCGTGCGCAGCGATGTCCCACGCGAAGGTCTGCGGGGTGATGCCAAACTCGTCGTACAGGTTGTAGATCACGCTGCCGTCAGCATCGAGGATCAACCCCTTGAGCGCGCCAAAGCGCAGGTGCTCCAGGGTGATCGCGTGCTTGTTGCGCATCGTCTGCAGGTGCTGCGCCATCACGCCCGCCACCGTCTGCAGTTCCGTCTCCGAGCCGAAGGCGCGGATGCCCTGGACCTCCTCGGGCAGCACCACGTCATCGTGCGGAATGTGCGGAATGTGGAACGAGCGCACGTTGCGCTGGCCGCGCACGCCGACGGTGCCGGGCGAGCCCACGGGCATCGTCGGCAGCAGGGTGAGCACGTTGTTTTGCTTCTCGACGATGATCGAGCGGAAGCGCTGCGGGCGGTCGACGAACAGCCCCATCTGGGCCAGACGGTCGTAGTTGTTGGGCAGGATGTTGATGGCGGCGGTCAGCGCCGACATCGAAAACGCCGGGTTCTCGAAGATGTTCTGCATGGTCAGACTCCTTGACGAACGAGGACACCCAGCGCCTTCAGCTGGGCAATGGCCGACGCCTTCTCGGCAGCGGTGATGGCTTCGGGCCACTGAAGCGCGTGGTCAGAAACGATGGCGTGGCGCGCGACGACGAGGCCGTTGTCACGGTCGGCCAACGTGGCGTCGCAGTTCTGCAGCAGCACGCCTGCGGCGACCTGCGTACCGTCCTCAGCGGACGGGTCGATCTGCTTGTACTTGCCACTGGCGGTGACGATGCCGAGCACCGTACCCAGCGGCAGGTTCTGGCCTGAGGCCACTGTGACGCGGTCGCGCGAGTACAGGTTGGGCGCTTCAAACTTGAGCAGGTCGCCCAGGTTCATGGCCTCGGTAAAGACGGTCGGCATTTCAGATCTCCTTCTTCAAGGCGGACGACTGCGCCGCAAGGGTCCGGGCGGCTTCGAGCAGTGGATTGGCAGGTGCGGGGCGAGCCGCGTCAGGTGCGATGCGGCTGACGATCTCGGGGCTGGCTTCGGCCTTGGCCGAGAGCAGTTGGCTGCGCACCTTGGCAGGTGCGGTGTTGGCCTCGAGAAAGCCCGCGATCAGGTCGGCGCGGCCAGCAAGCTGGCAGGTCTGCGCGATCTCAACGGCATCGGCCACGCTCAACGTGGCGGCGGGCGATTGAGGAGAACTGCCAGCAGGATCAGCAAGAGGCCGATCAAGAGCAGCGGGGTCGGTTCGATCATTCATCAATGACTCCTTGGGGTGGTTGCTGAGAAAGCCCGCCCGCGCGGCCACAGCCACCGGAGTCGGGTTGGGAGAAAGCGATGCGAGCAGTTGCGCCAACGCGTCGTCGAAGGTGCCGACGGCATCGGCCAGGCCCATGGCGACGGCCGCCTGCCCAAAGAACAGTCCGGCTTCGGTGTCGCGCACGGCAGACGCCTCGATGCCCCGGTGACGGGCCACCGTCTCGACGAACAGGCCGTAGATGCGATTGACCTCGGCTTTCAGAAAGGCGTGGGCTTCGCTGGAGATCGGCTCGTGTGGGTTGAGGTCGTTCTTGCGGTCGCCCGCGAACACGGCGGGGTAGTGAACGCCGTCCTGGGCGTCCTTCTCGGACTGGTCGACGTGCATCGCGATGACGCCAATCGAGCCGACACCGCCGGTGCGTGAGACGAACACCCGGCTGGCGGCCGACGCGAGCGCGTAGGCGGCTGAGAAGGCCATGTCATTGGCCACGGCCCAGACCGGCTTGATCTGGCTGGCCGCGCGGATGCGGTCGGCCAGATCGAACACGCCGCCCGACTCGCCACCCGGTGAATCGATGTCGAGCAGGATGGCCGACACCTCCGGATTGCCGATGGCTGCCTCCAGTTGCGCGGCGAGGCCCGTGTAACTGGTCAGTCCGGACTCGGCCTCCAGCCCCACGGTGCGGCGCACCAGCGTGCCGTGGATCGGGATGACGGCTACACCGGGCGGCGATCCGGATGTGGCGCTGCTGTCACGTTGGGGCGGTGTGTAGCCTGGGGCGGCGGCCAGATCGGCAAGGCCAACCCGGGGGCCGAGCACGGACAGGATCACGTCTAGTTTTGGGCGATGGATGGCCAGCGGCACGCCAAAGAGGCGCGCCGCCAGATGCGGCAGCAAGGTCATGGGAAGTCCTTCAGGCAGTCGAATTGGTGCCGGATGCGTCGGCGGTGTTGCGGTTGGGTTCCGCACTGCCGCCGTCCTTCGACGTGTAGCGAGGATCGGAATCGAAAATCAGTCCAAGGTCGTCGGCGCGCTGGTTGTCGGCGGCGATCTCCCGGTCGACGTCTTCAGCGTCGTAGCCGAAGGCTGAGATGGCTTCCGAGCGAGACATCAAGCCTGCGCGGATCGCCAGCAGCATCGCCTTGAACTCCTTCTCCGGATCGACCCACTGCCAGCCCTGGGGAATCCACTTCACCGCGAGGTACTGACGACGACGGGCTGGCCCGCCACGGGCGAAGCCCGGTGCATTCAGGGCTCCGGCGAGCACCGCCTGCTTCATCCAGGCCGCCCACACCGGGCGGCAAAGTTGATGCACCAGCACACCGTGCTGCACCATCTCGCAGCGTCGGCGGAACTCCAGCATCCCGGCGCGGATGGAGGAGTAGTTCACGCCGGTCAGGTCGCCGGTCAACTGCTCGTAGGTGATACCAATGGCGGCGGCAACCGCGCGGAACTGGGTGCGCAGGAATTCGGAGTACGAACCGCCAACGTCGGCAGGATCGGAGAACTTGATGTCCTCGCCGGGCTCCAGAATCTGCAGCGTTCCCGGCTCCAGCCCTGCGAGTGAAATACCGTCGGCGTCCGATGCGCCTTCGCCCATCAAGTTGTCCTCCGGGTTGGCGCGCGTGACGAAGCCCGCGAACATCGCGGCAGTCTTCTTGCGCACCAGCTCGGCATCGTCGTATTGGTCGAGCTCGTTGAGCTTGACCAGGGCGCGCGACAGCCACGGTTCCCCCCGGATCTGGCCCGGGCGCAGCACGCGGAACAGGTGAATGATCTCCTTGGCGTCGATGCGCACCGTGTCCATCCCGCCCTGGCCCGACATGGGGGCCAATCGGCCATCCTCCGGGTGCGAGCGGTACAGGTGATAGGCCACGCGCCGTCCCAAGCTGTCGAACTCGATACCGGAGCGCACCACGTTGCCGGACGGCAGATCGGTGTTGAGGGAGATCGGCAGGTGCTCCGGCTCCAGGAGTTGAAGCTGCAGGGGTACAGAGAGGCCATCCTCCGGGCGCCGTGGCCGCAGCCGGATCAGGCATTCCCCCCCTTCGAGCATCGCCCGACAGGCCAGCGCCTGCAGGCCGTAGAAGTCCGTCTGTCCGGCCGCGTCGGCTTCCTCGACCCAATCGCGCCACAGCGCCTGCACCTCGGCCTTGAACCGCTCGTCACCGGACAGACTTTGCGGCTTGATGCCAGTACCGACCGCATTGGCCACGAAGGCTTCGATCCCGGCCTGCGCCCAGGCATTGCGGCGGACGAGGTCTCGGCTCTTGATGCGTAGTTCAGAGCTGGTCGCCAGCATTGCAGCGACCGCACCGGGGTTGCCAGGCATCCACGCCAGTGCGCGACGGCCACGACCGGCCGCCTCGTGAACGGGCGGCTGCCCAAATAGGCCGCGAATTTTCGAGTACCAAGCCATCAGAAGCCCTTCGCAGTCGTGACGCGGATCTGGCGCTTCGGGCTGGCACCGGTGCTGCGCGCGATTTCTGCCTCGACTGTGCGGATTGCGGCCTGGAGCTCTTCGACGCTGCGGTACTCGACCGTCTTGTCGCCGAAGCTCACGCGCCGCTCGCCGGTGGCAAGAGCCCGCTTAAGCGCTTCGAGTTGGGTGGTGGTGTAAGTCACGGTGTCCTCATCGGCGTGTCAGTCAGCCGAGCCAGCGGCTCTTGATGACCCGCCTGCCAGAATTGCGGTTGCCAGAAACAGCGAGGCCACCGCTATGGGTGGCCTCGTTCAATTCGATGTCGTGGATGGGCGGTGGCGCATCCGGTGGGGGCGCTACCCCAAGTTGCCGCTCCAACTCCCGCCAGTGGCGTTCCTCGAAGCGGTCTAGTCCCGCCGCCGATGCGGCCGCGCGGGCGTAGACGTAGCAGTCGAGCGCTTCGTTGCGCTCTCGCATCTTTTGCCATTCGCGCACCGGGAAACCGTTGCGGTCGCGGCGCGTGATCAGTTGCTCGGCGCAGAGCTGCTGGATGAACTCGGCGTCGATCTTGGGCAAATGGACGAACCCGGCTGGAAACACCGGGGTCGAGCCGTCCTCGCCCGCATCCGCACTCTTGCGCAGGTTGTTGTAGAACTCCAGCTTGGCGATGCCGACCGCCACCGTGAAAACCTTGATGCCTCGGCGCAGCTTCTTCCCGCCCTGCGAGACATCGATGGCCGTCGGCGTGCCGATCAGGGCCGCGCCGCGCGGTACGCCCTTGACCGCCATCACGCGCGGATCGTGGCAGGCACGCACGAAGGCATAGGCCTCTTGCGTGGCAAAGCCGGTGTCCAGCGCGAAGCGCGCCAGTGGCATCTGCGCTCCGCAAGCGTGTGTCCAGTTCTCGGCCAGCATCGCGGCCAGCGCCTTCCACACCGCGTCGCGGGCGGTATCGCCCATCAAGACCCGGTGCTCGATGAGCCAGGACTCCTTGCCGCGCCCGAAGGCCCAGATCGAGGCCTCAATGCGATCCTTCTGGACGTCGGCCGCACCTACCAGCAGCAGGCCGCCCAGCGGCACACTGCCAATGCGGTAATCCTCACGGCGCTCGACCAGCCGTTGCCAGTCCGGTGCTTCGCCTTCCTCGACCCAAGACTCGCCCAACTCGGTGTTCTTAAAGGTCTTGATGGCGGCGGCCGATCCCGACTCTTTACTGACGGCGCTCTCCCACGCAGCGGCGATCTCACGCCACGAACGCCAGCCCACCGGGCTGTATAGCGACGACAGGTGGAAGCCTGCCGTCTTGCCCGGGCCATCGGTGATCATCGCGCGCCACTCACCGTGCTCCAGCATCCAGGTCTTGTGGTGCTCGGAAATCGCGGTGTCGCAGGACTCGCAGATGTAGGCCGCCGTCTCTGGCGCGCCTTTGTCCCAGCGCAGTTGCTCGAAGCGCAACCACTGCGGGTGGTTGCAGTGCGGGCAAGGCACAAAGTAGCGACGCTGGTCGCTGGCCTCGTACTCACGCTCGATGGCCGAGGCCCCCGAGATCGTCGGCGTCGACACGATGAAGATCTTGCGCCTGGAAAAGGTACGCGTGCGCGCCTCGGCCAGCGAGATCGCATCGCCTTCGCCCTCGACATCCAGCGGATAGCCATCCACCTCGTCGAGGAACAGGTAGCGCACCGGCATCGAGCGCAAGCCTACCGCGCTGTTCGCCCCGGTCATTACCAGCACGCCGCCCCGGAACTCCTTGGCCAAAATGGTGTTGCCCGAGTCGCGCGAGCGCGCCGGGGCGATCAGTTCGGCCAAGGCGGACGATTCCTCGATCAGCGGGTCGATCCGCTGCTTGGAATTGCGCTTGGCCATCTCCACCGTTGGCCAGACGGCCATCATCGGCCCCGGCGCGTGGTGGATGACGTAGCCGATCCAGTTCGATCCCATTTCGGTCGCACCGAGCTGCGCGGCCTTCATGAACACCACCCGCTCGACCGGAGAAGTCGGCGACAGGCAATCCATGATCGCCTTCAGGTACGGCGTGCGGCTGGTGCGCCAGCGCCCCGGCTCCGCAGACGCCTTGCTGGAGAGCATCCGGTGGCGATCTGACCATTCCGATACCGTGAGCAGCGGGTCGGGAGTGAGCCCATCGCGCCACGCCCGTTCGATTTCCTGCGCGCCTTCGTAGTCCATCGTCATCAATCCACGCGCGGGCGCAGCTCGCCCAGCTCAATCAGGTGCTCGCGCACGGCAGCCTCCAGGGCCACGTGCATCTGGTGCGCATCGACACCGAGCGTGGACGCCATCTGGCCGGAGACGCGCGCAGGCCAGTTCAACCACGCGTCGCGCTCGATGCGCGCAAGTTTGAACACGTGGGCCACGGCCTGCGCCCGATCCACCAGTTCCTTCTTGCGGTGCGCCAGCTCCAAGTTGTTGAGCTTGGCCTTGAGCACCTCGTTGACCGTGCGCGCTTGCAAGAGCGAGGTGCCACTGGCCGACATCGGCGCTGTGCTGGCGTCGACGGCATCGCGCTGCGTTGCTGCTTCGTCCGTCGCTACCACGCGCCGCGCCTTCGCGGTGCTGACCTTCTCTGGCGCAGCGGCGCTGCGCGGCTGCAATGTGTTTTGTGCCCACTGGGCGTCCGCCGTGTCCGGATCAATCGTGCCGTCAGGCAGCGGCGTGATTCTTCCGGTGTCGATGGCCTTTTTCACGGCCACGTGCGACACGCCACGGTGGCGCGCGTAGGCGCGAATCGAGAGTCCCATCGTCACCTTCACTCATTTGTTCGTCATGTCCGCAGATTGAGCTTGGCTTCCATCGGGAACAGCGCGTTCATCACGTCACGCCAACCACCCCCGAAAGGAACACGCCATGAGCCAGATCGACACCATCCTCACCCAGATCGCCCAGAAGCATCTGGGCATCGAAACCCTGCAGACCCGCAACGCCGACAGCCTCGACTTCCACGACACGGCGGTGTGGTGCCTCAAGGACGCGCTGGAAGCGGCCTTCAAGGCGGGCGTCGAACTTGGCGCAGCGAGCCCGAAGGCCGCGGAAGCGGAAATCGCCAAGGTCTGATTGGAAACCGACGAAGCCAGGCAGAAAGCGCTTGGCTTCAGTCCCAGACAGCGCGTTCATCACATCGTCATCCACCCCCCGAAGGAGCAGCCCATGACCACCACCAACCTGACCCCGGCCCAACACGCCATCCTGGCCAAGGCCATCAACACCAGTGCAGGCAAGATCGACTGGTTCCCCGACAACATCAAAGGCGGCGCACGCAAGAAAGTGCTCGACGGGATGTTCAACCGTGCCCTGATCACCACCGACGGCACTGACTGGTTCGTCGCCGCCGAGGGCTATGACGCCCTGGGCATGCCACGCCCGGGAGTGAACAAGAATGGCATCGATCAATTCGAAGCCAATCTCGACCAGATCATCGCCAACGCAGAAGGCGCGCCAGCCCCCACGAGCGATCCCGAACTGGAAGCCGCCGTAACCGCCGCCGAAGCAACGTGGGTCAAGCCGCGCACCCGCGATAACAGCAAGCAAGCCGAAGTGATCCGGATGCTGCAACGCCCCGAGGGCGCAACCATCGGCCAGATCTGCGCCGCCACCGGTTGGCAGGCGCACACAGTGCGCGGCACCTTCGCCGGGGCGTTCAAGAAGAAGCTGGGCCTGATTATCGTGTCGGACAAGCCGCAGGGCGGCGAGCGGGTCTACCGCATCGCCTGATCAGAAAGATCGAGAAAGAGGCCAAGCGGCGCTTGGCTTCTCAATCGAACAGCGCGTTACTACGGGTGTCTCAACGATCAACCCGAAGGAGCCAGAGATGAACACCACCACGCAGATCCCCGCCACCCAGAACGAAGCCTGGGGCTTTTGGGGCACGCTGAACGAACACGCCCGCGCCGCCTGGCCCCTGGCGATGGCCGCCATCTCGGACGCCACCAGCCAGCCCCTTGAATCGGTTCGGGCCTTCCTCGACAGCCGCCACGGTCGCCACTTTGCCGACGACGTCCAGAACGGGCTTTACGAGGGCAAGGCCCTGGCGGACGCGATCAACGCAGCCACCCAGCGTTGGATGGGCTGGACGATTGGCCGCCAAACCAGCAAGCAATACGGCATCCCGCGCGGCCTGCCATACCTGACGGGCTTTGTGATTCACTGCGAGATCGTCGAGGAATCGCTGGTCGCTTGATCAAGCAACGCGCCATCCGCCTCGCGGGTGGCCTGCTTGCCGGTGAAGTCCTCCCACCGGCGCACGATCACATCCACGTACTTCGGGTCGAGTTCGATCAGCCGCGCGACACGGCCTGACTTTTCCGCTGCGATCAGCGTCGTGCCAGAGCCACCGAAGGGATCGAGCACCACGTTGCCAGGGCGGCTCGAATTGCGGATCGCGCGCTCGACCAACTCCACCGGCTTCATCGTCGGGTGCAAGTCGTTCTTCTGCGGCTTCTTGATGTTCCAGACATCCCCCTGGTCGCGGTCACCACACCAGTGGCGTGTCGCCCCCTCGGGCCATCCGTAGAGGATCGGCTCGTATTGGCGCTGGTAGTCGGCGCGCCCCAGGGTGAAGGTGTTCTTGGCCCAGATGATGAAGGTCGACCACTTGCCACCGGCGGCGCGAAAGGCGGCCTGCAGCACATCCAGTTCGCTGGAGGACATCGCCACGTAGATACCGCCCCGGCAATGGGCCACGGCGGGCGTCAGTGCCGCCAACAGGAAGTCGTAGAAGCCGTCACCCAGGTTGTCGTTCAGGATCGCGCGATCCTTGCCGCGCATCTTGTCCTTGGCGCTGTTGGCGTAGTTCACGTTGTACGGCGGGTCGGTGAAGACCATGTCCGCTAGGTCGCTCTGCATCAACCGCTCGTAGTTCTCGGCCAAGGTCGAGTCGCCGCACAGCAGTCGGTGCTGGCCCATGATCCAGACGTCGCCCGGACGCGAGATGGGTGTCTCGCTGACCTCTGGCACCGCATCCTCATCGGTCTGACCCTCGTTGTCCGGCTCGTCGCCCGCGATCAGTTCGGCCAGTGCGTCGGCGTCGAACCCGGTGATGTCCAGATCGAAGCCTTCGAGCTGCAAGGCTTCCAGTTCGATCCGCAGCATCGCGTCGTCCCAGCCTGCGTTCTCGGCGATGCGGTTGTCCGCGATGACCAGGGCCCGGCGCTGGGTCGGCGTCAGGTGATCTAGCACGACCACCGGTACCCGTTCCAGACCCAGCTTCTGGGCGGCGGCCAGCCGACCGTGGCCAGCGACGATGATCCCGTCACTGCCCGCCAGGATCGGATTGGTGAATCCAAACTCCGCGATGCTGGCAGCGATCTGCGCCACCTGATCTTCGGAATGAGTGCGCGCGTTGCGGGCGTAGGGCAGCAGCTTGGCCGTCGGCCACTGTTCGATCTTGTCGGCCAGCCAGTTCATGCCACCACCTCGGCATCCGGGGTGGTGGCGCGCTCAGCGACGACCTGCTCGAAGGACTGACCGGTGGCGCTCAAGGTGACCGGCACGCCGGGGTGGTTCTGCTGGAAGCGCTTGATGGCCACGTCCACGTACTCCGGCGCGATCTCCACGCTTCGGCAGATCCGACCGGTGCGCTCGGCCGCCAGCATCGTCGTGCCGCTGCCGCCGAACGGCTCGAACACGATGTCGCCCGCGTCCGTGTAGGCCTCGATCACGAACTCCGGCAGCGCCACCGGGAACACGGCCGGGTGGTCGATATCCTGGCCGATCTTGCCCTTGTGGCGCATCACGCGGATCACCGAGTCGGGGATGCGGGTGTCTTGCGTCGGCAGCCCCTTGTGCGTCCAGCCGCCCACTTCGCCGTCCTTCCCGCGCATCGCGGTGGACGAGCCATCGGCGCGCAGGTGGGATTCTTGACCCGCATGCTTGCAGGGGACGATCTTGTTGGGCTTGCGGCTTTCACGGTTGAAGTGGAAGACGAACTCGAAGCTCGGCGCGAAACGGCCTGCCCAGTCGCCGGGCATCCCTGGCCCCTGATCCCAGACGTACCAGGCAAAGCGCCGCCAGCCCTGCTGGCGCATCCAAGATAGCCAACCGTCCCAATACGGGATCACCTCGTTGTCGCGGTGAATCAGGCCCAGGTTGACCAGCACCTGACCGTCGCCTGCCATCGGCAGGTGCGCGAACACGCCACGCATCAGGCCGTCCCAATCGGAGATGCCACCCGAGGTGTATTCGCGCTGGTTGCCGTAGGGCGGCGAGGTGAAGCACAGGCGAGAGACTTCACCCTGCATCAGCGCAGCGACCACGTCGCGGTCGGTGGCGTCGCCACAAATCAGGCGGTGCGCTCCGATGGCCCAGACATCGCCGGGGCGGGAAACCGCCACGACGGGTGCTTCTGGCACGTCGTCGGCCGCGTCAGGCTCGTCGGCTTCGGACTCTGATTCATCATCTGCGACGGCCACCGCACTGGTGAGCAGTGCCTCGATCTCGGCATCCTCGAAGCCGGTCAGAGCGAGGTCGTATCCCGCGTCGGAAAGCTCGGCCAGCTCCAAGGCCAGCATCTCTTCGTCCCAGCCTGCATCCAGTGCCAGCCGGTTGTCGGCAATCACCAGTGCCCGCTTCTGCGCGACGGTCAGGTGGGCCAGTTCGATCACCGGCACCTGATCCAGCCCCAGCTTGCGAGCGGCGGCAAGACGCCCGTGCCCGGCAATGATGCCGTTGTCGCCATCCACCAGGATCGGATTCGTCCAGCCGTACTCGACGATGCTGGCCGCGATCTTGGCGATCTGGGCATCATGGTGCGTGCGCGGATTGCGGGCGTAGGGAATCAGCGCCTCGACCTTGCGGTACTCGACGTTGAGCGTGTTCAAAGTGGAAATCCCAAAAGCAAAACCCGCCGAGCGTTGCCGCCGGGCGGGTTGGTTGAATGAAGATTCTGGTGGGGTGGTAACTGTGCCTGGGGGTGGTAACCGGAGCCGGTAACCTGGCCGACTGGTAACCTTGTCCGCGACCTGACGCTAAAAAAGCGTCGCGCTCGCGCCCCCCGCATGGGAGTTTGGCCAGGAAGGACCCCTTTTGCCTTGGGCCACTTCCTGTGCCGTCACCGCTGTCCAGAA